CAACCAAAATCACACCCCCTCCTGCATCGCCGCTTCCTTCGAAAATTCTCCGCGGGTGATTTTTCTGGAAAGTCGTTTTCTTCTTGGGCGTGATTCGGGCTACTAAGCAGGGGTGTGGATGCTTTGATAAACAAAATTCCACGTCATGACGGCTTAAAAACCGGTGGAAACTCCTTTCAATCATAGCATAAAGGTATCCATACCCTTGCTTAGTAGCCCGAATCATATTTGAACTATTCTAAAGCAATTGAGAACTGGAGATGATTTGGTATGGCTCGACGAGCAAAGTCGAACGAACCTTTATCCCTAAGAGAACCTCCGGCTAAAACAGTTGCCGGACGTGAGAATCAGTTGATCAACATGACAATTGATCTAGTTGAGAAACAGATTCGAGAGGGAACAGCCTCATCACAGGTCCTTACACATTTTCTGAAACTTGCTTCTACACGCGAACAGCTTGAGCAGGCCAAGATTCGGTGTGAAACCAAAATGATCGAAGCTAAGACCAATGCCGTACAGGATTCTGGCGACTATACACGCATCGCTAACGAAGCACTTGAAGCATTTAAGACATATTCCGGTGCTGCAACGAATCAAACAATTGAAAGTAGTGCTGAGTATGATTCTGAATGATATTTCCATTGATGATCTATCCATTCATCATGAACTTATCTCTCCTTATGATCCAAATAATCTTCAACCATGTAGTTACGATGTGACTCTTTCTAAGTCTATCATTCGTTACATCGGAAGTGGTGAGATTAACGCTTCCGATAAGTCACTTAGGGATCTTGAATATTTTAAGTTCATCATTCCAGATGAAGGTTATGCTCTTGAGCCAGGGGAATTTATTCTAGGTTCAACAAATGAATCCGTTAATATTCCATCCGATCTAGCGGCTCGATACGAAGGCAAATCTTCGATGGGTCGAATCGGTTTGGCGACTCATATCACTGCTGGATTTATTGATCCTGGTTTCTCGGGAGATATTACCCTTGAGATAAAGAACGAGAACAACCACCCGATTCGCATATTCCCAGGAATGAGAATTGGTCAATTGTGTTTCTTCGAACTAACCGGAGCAGTGGCTCGCATATATGGTTCCGCCAATCTTGGATCACATTATCAGAATCAATCAGGTCCAACTCCTTCTAGTAACATTTAGGTGGTGAATCTTCATGGTATTTTCCAATACTGCAACACCAAAATATTATGGCGAGTTTCGTCAGAAAGTAATGCGTGGAGAAATTCCAGTATGTCGTGAGATTTCCATGGAGATGAATCGAATTGACGATCTTATTCGAAATCCTGGAATCTATTACGATTCAGAACCCGTTGAAGGCTTTATTAAATTCTGTGAAAATGAACTCACTCTTACCGATGGTTCCAAGTTCCATATGCTTGATTCGTTCAAGCTATGGGGCGAGGAATTATTCGGATGGTATTATTTTGTTACTAAGTCGGTTTACGTTCCAAACAAAGATAAGCCGGGCGGTCATTATGTAAACCGTAGGATCAAGAAACGTTTGATTAACAAACAGTATCTGATTGTTGCCCGAGGTGGCGCGAAGTCTTTGTATGATGAATTCGTTCAGGCATATTTCCTAGTCATCGATACATCCACGACACATCAGATCACGGTTGCCCCGACAATGAAACAGGCTGATGAAGTAATGGCTCCATTGCGAACAGCTATTACTCGTTCAGTTGGTCCATTATTTAAATTCCTGACTGATGGATGCGCTCCTGGAATGGGACCAAAGTCGAAACAAGCAAAGCTAGCTTCCGTTAAAGAAGGAATTAAAAACTTCCTTACGGGATCCAAGCTTGAAGTTCGACCAATGTCCATCGATAAACTTCAGGGTCTTCGAAGCAAGATAAACACCGTCGACGAATGGCTGTCTGGTGATATACGTGAGGATGTCATCGGAGCTATCGAACAGGGCGCATCCAAAATCGATGACTATGTGATCATCGCCACATCTTCCGAAGGCACCGTTCGAAATTCCGCTGGTGATACCATCAAAATGGAATTGACGTCGATCCTTAAGGGTGACTATGTCAATCCACATGTTTCGATTTTCTATTATCGACTCGATGATGTACAGGAAGTATCGAACCCAGATTTATGGATTAAAGCAAATCCGAATATCGGCAAGACTGTAAGCTATGAAACTTATCAGTTGGATGTCGAACGTGCTGAGAATGCACCAGCGACGCGTAACGATATTCTGGCCAAGCGTTTTGGAATCCCTATGGAGGGCTATACATACTTCTTTACATATGAAGAAACCTTGCCTCATCGCAAACGTGATTTTTGGGGTATGCCTTGTGCAATGGGTTGTGATCTTTCTCAGGGTGATGATTTCTGTTCATTCACGTTCATGTTCCCATTAGGAAATGAAACATTTGGTGTGAAATCACATAATTACATTTCCGAATACACATTGTCAAAACTTCCATTGGCAAGTCGTCAGAAGTATGATGAGTTCATCAAGGAAGGTTCTTTGATAATCATGGACGGAACCGTTCTTGATATGAATCTAGTGTACGAGGATCTTGAACGATTTATTCTTGATAACGAATACGATGTTCGATCGGTTGGATATGATCCATATAACGCCAAAGATTTCATTGCACGTTGGGCTTTGGAAAATGGCGATTTTGCCATTGAAAAGGTGATTCAGGGTGCCAAGACCGAGTCGGTTCCGCTTGGAGAACTGAAGAAATTGGCAGAAGATCGTAGATTAATCTTTGATCAAGAGATAATGTCATTCACAATGGGTAATTGTATTGTTCTTATGGATACCAATAATAATCGAAAATTGGCAAAGCTTCGAAGAGAAGCAAAAATCGATTCGGTTGCCGCAATGATGGATGCCTATATTTCTTGGAAACTTAATCGAGATTCTTTTGAATGATGAAATGAACAACATTTTAGTAATATCTAAAATTAGAAGGTTTATCATGAACTTGGACAATCACAATGAATTCAATTCATATTTGAATAGCGAAGAACAGAAAATTTATTTTCCAATCGGATTAGCTTTTGACGGCAGTAAAATTCCAGAAGGAAAATGGGCTCCGATCAAGACGCTTGAAGAAGCTGCTGAATTGACAGAAGCGATCAAAGATCAAATAAAAGGTCTAAACGATCCACTAGTTGATAATGATGTGTATGTTGTACTTCGTAATCATTCTCTTGAAGAATTTTGTGATGTATATCAGACGCTGGTAAATATTGCGTTTGCTTTTGGATTTACTCAATCTGAGATCGAAGACGCTTATATGAAGGTTGTTCATAATAACAACAAACGAGGACGTTATCATTCTGATGAATACTAGGAGATAACAATGATTATTACCGAGGACGATTACCTTGAACACTTCGGCGTCAAAGGTATGAAGTGGGGTGTTCGACGATATCAAAATCCTGATGGTACTCTTACTGCTAAAGGTAAGAAACGTCGAGAATCAGAATTGGCATACAATAAAGATGTTTATGATTCTGGACGTAGAAATTATGAAAATAAAGAGAATCATAAATATATTAATAAAAATGCATCTTATAAAATTAACAAAGATGGTTCAATGATAATCGATAAAGGTTATGTGATGAATCGCATCGTTGACCGAAAAGCCAGTGATGGTTCATATGGAATGAATTTTTTTTCATTTACCAAAGGTGATAAAGCATCATATACAGCGATGATGGCCGGTGGTGCTCATTCAAGATTTAAAATTATTAGAAAATTAGCATCTGGATACTTATCGCAACAGGTCGCAACCGAATCGTTAAAAAGTCCAAGCACCAAAGAAGCTTATGACATTCTTAAAGAAACTTATTCTGATAAGAAACCAAAAAGTAAAATACCTCCATATGAAAAAGGTGGTAGGGATTGGTATTTGGAGTTTAATGCAGGTCTTGGAAATCGTAAAGCAAATGACGATGAAATAGTTTCTAATTTTATAGATCGTGTTCAAAATCGTGGTTATAACATGCTTGCTGATGATAATGATGGTCCTAATGGACTTGGATTGGCAGAAGCTCCAGTTATTATTCTTAATGGACAAAAATCTTTGAAGCCATTAAGTTTAAAAGACATTTCACAAGATCAAATTGATACTGCTAAGAAATTTTCAAAAGATTATGGCAGCAAGAGTCTTGATGAAATGATTAAATACATGAATAGCTAAGCATGATTAGAACATATTCTGATCTAAAGAAAATGTCTTCATTCAATGAACGATTCAATTATCTAATGCTTCATGGAAGAGTAGGTGAACCTACTTTTGGATCTGAAAGATACATGAATCAAAAATTTTATCGTTCTTGTGAATGGAAACGTATCCGTGATTATGTAATAGAACGTGATGGTGGTTTTGATCTCGGATGCCATGATGTCCCAATACCTGGACGAATAATGGTTCATCACATGTGTCCTCTATCTCCTGAATCTTTGGAACATTCAGACATAACCATCTTGGATCCAAATTATCTGATCTCATGTTCTCTTCTTACACACAATGCCATACATTATGGCGATCAATCGATTCTCAAATTACCGACTGAACGCCATCCAGGAGATACATGTCTTTGGACTCCAATCTCCAAATGAAAGGTCAAAATGGAATCAAGTATTCTAAACACTATTAAAAAGATGCTTGGTGTCGAACCTGAAGATGATTCTTTTGATGAAGAAATCACCAATCATATAAATGGTGCATTTTATAATCTTTGGCAACTTGGAATAGGACCTAAAAATGGTTTTTTGATTAATGGATCTGAAACCACATGGTCTGATTATAGCGATAATCAATGCATTATAGCTGCATTGAAGCCATATATTCAATCCAAAGTCCGTCTTCTTTTCGATCCGCCAAGTAATTCATTCGTCACTGAAAGCATCAAGAATAACATTTCTGAGCTTGAATGGCGTTTGAATGTTCAGGCAGAAGGAGGATTCGATGTCTGACGAACTATATCATTTCGGCGTCAAAGGCATGAAGTGGGGTATTCGACATGATAAGAATCGTTCTGGATCATCGAGATCCAGAAAAAAGAAACGAGTAGCAAGTGAAGATTACACTCGTTCTCGAGACATCATGAAGAAAAAACCTTATGAGATGTCTAATCGTGAACTTCAGGAAGCTAATAAACGTTTGCAACTTGAAAACAATTATAAAAACAATTATAATGATATTGGTAAGAAAATTGTTGACCGTTTTGAACAGACTTCGGTTCAAAAAATTGCTGATATGGCTGCAGGTGCCATTGTCGCTTATGGTGTTGCCAAAGGTGGATCTTTGTTAAAACAGTATGGTCCAACACTATTAAATAATTTAGGGAGATAACAATGATTATTAATGAAGACGATTATCTCGAACACTTCGGCGTCAAAGGCATGAAGTGGGGAGTTCGTAAACAAAAAGTTCTTAATGCAAAATCTGAATACAAGAAAGCTCGTAAGGCCTATAATAAGTCATTTAACAAAGCATATAACTATTCTGGGACTCATCCAATTTCTCAGTTTGTTACCAAAAAGGGTAAAGCAAAATCGGAAAATGCATGGAAGCAAGCCAGTTCTGATGCAGATCGATATAACTCGGCCAAAAGTGCATATAAAAGTGCTAAACGAGAACGTAAAAACGCAATAAATGATACATATAAAGATATTCAAAAGAATGCGTCATTTTATGAAAAATTTATGTTTAATGATTCGACCCGAGAAAGAGCAGCTAAGTATGTAGTTGATAATGACATGTCTGTTTCTGAAGCTACTGCAAAAGCTAAAGGTGATGCCGTAAGGAATACTGCAATCTTGCTTGCGGCATGTGGTTCGATTAGTGTTGCCAATAAAATCGTTAGAAATTATAGATAAATATTTATAAGGAGGTGCTAATGTGCCAACATTATCGGACAGATTAGTCCACGCTTGGAATGCTTTTCTTCAACCGGCTTCCGATTTTAGGCCATCAATTGGATCGTCTAATTGGGCTAATCCTGATCGTCCATATTTTTCTGGCGGAACTGAACGATCCATTATTACATCATTGTATAACAAAATTGCGATCGATGTTGCGGCACTTCCGATTCGTCATTGTTATGTCAATGATGACGAGGAATATGTCAAAGACGTCAGTAGCAGTTTGAATGATTGTCTTCATTTCGCAGCAAATAAGGATCAGACATCGCGTGATTTTATTCGTGATGCCGTTCTTACAATGTTTGATGCTGGAGCTGCTGCAATCGTTCCAGTTGATGTGGATACCAGTCCAATCAACAATAATAGTTATGATATTCGATCTCTTCGAGTCGGACGTGTAAATCAATGGTTTCCAGATTATGTTGAAGTTCAGTTGTATAATGACAGAACCGGCGAAAGCGAAAAAATAACTCTTCCGAAGAGCATGGTCGCGATCGCCAATAATCCATTTTATACGATAATGAATCAGCCGAATTCGACACTTCAACGTCTTATTCACAAACTGAATCTTTTGGATGAAATGGATGATAAGACGGTATCTGGAAAATTGGATATGATAATTCAGCTTCCATTTGTTATTAAATCTGAAGCACGAATGCAACAGGCCGAGAAACGTCGAAAACAGATTGAGGACCAGCTTGCTCAGTCCAAATATGGAATCGCATACACTGACGGTACCGAAAAAGTAACTCAGCTAAATCGACCAGTTGATAATAATCTTCTTGATCAGATCAAAAATCTGAAGACAGATCTTTACAACAATCTTGGTTTTTCTGAGGCAATTGCAAATGGTACTGCTGGCGATCAGGAAATGCTGAATTATCATAATGGCACTGTTGAACCAGTCATTTCAGCTATAACTGATTCCATGCAATCGACATTTCTTACCAAGACTGCTCGAACCCAGGGCCAACGAATCAAGGCGTTCCGGGATCCTTTCCGGCTTGTTACTGTAAACGATCTCGCCAATTCGGCATCGGTATTTTTATCATCCGAAGTCATGACATCCAATGAAGTACGTGCTATTCTTGGACTTAAACAATCAGATGATAGCAATGCTGATCAGCTTCGTAATGCGAATATTAATCCGATTAATGAGGAACAAAACAATTCTGAATATGAAGATGATATTCCACAGGATGAGTATGATGATTCCAATAATGAGATGGATGATTTGACAAGAACGGTTCAAAATACATAATGCCGGTCTCTATTATTTGAAAAAAAGTCAATAAAGAAATTTACAAATAAAAATAAAGGAGTCTAACCAATGAAGAGTGATTTCAGCGGTTATGCGACTAAGAACAACATTCGTTGCTCCGATGGTCGCACGATTATGCATAATGCATTTGCTGAACAGGATGGAGATGTAGTTCCACTTGTTTGGCAGCATGATCATAATTCGCCTGATAACGTTCTCGGTCATGCATTGCTTGAGAATCGTGATGATGGTGTTTATTGCTATGGTGTGTTTAACGATACGCCGACTGCAAAGCAGGCAAAGGAACTAGTGTCTCATGGTGACATTAATTCTTTGTCCATTTATGCCAACCATTTGAGTCAAAATGGTGGTAATGTTGAGCATGGTATCATTCGTGAAGTCAGTCTTGTACTGGCTGGTGCGAATCCTGGTGCCATGATCGATAATATCGCCGTTCAGCACTCTGATGGTAACGTCGATGAATTGGATGATGAAGCCGTTATTTATTCTGGAGAAGAACTCAACCATTCTGATATTTTTGATATCGTACAGATGGATGATGAATACGAACCAGAATACGAAGATGATATTTCCCATGCTGATGGTTCTGATGAAGATTCCGATGGCGAAACCGTCCAGGATGTCTTCGATACTTTGACTGATAAGCAGAAGAATGTAGTCTATGCTCTTATCGGAATGGCATTGAACAAAAACTCCAGTGGCGATATGGAGCATGCTGATTCCGATGAAGATTCTGAGGATGAAACCGTCCAGGATGTCTTCGATACTTTGACCGATAAGCAGAAGAATGTAGTCTATGCTCTTATTGGCCTTGCTATTGATAATGCCACTGGTAATAAAGAAAATAACACTGCCGAGCATTCGGCTTTTGAAGGAGATGCAATGAACATTTTTGAAAAGAACGGTATGGCCGTAAGCACTGCCGATTACGTTTCCCACGAGGATCAGGAAGCATTCATGACTGCTGTGGCAAAGGAGAATCCGACTTCCTTTAAGGACTTCGCGATCGCTCACGCCCAGGATTATGGTATTAAGGATATTGGTATCCTTTTCCCGGATGCCAAGGCTGTTGAAAACCAGCCCGAACTCTATAAGCGTGATACCGAATGGGTTTCCACTGTTCTGAGTGGCACTCGTCATACCCCGTTCTCTCGTATCAAGACGTACTATGCCGATCTTACGGAGGATAAGGCTCGTGCTAAGGGATTCACCCTTGATCGAGACAACAACAAGCGAAAGATGGATGAGATCTTCAAGGTCGCTAAGCGTCAAACAACTCCGACTACTATCTATAAGAAGCAGAAGCTCGATCGTGATGATATCATTGACATCACTGATTTCTCCGTTGTGAATTTCCTTATGTCTGAAATGAAGGTCATGCTCGATGAGGAAATCGCTCGTGCGGTTCTGATCGGTGATGGTCGTTCTGCAAGTGCTGAGGATCATATCAACACTGAGAACATTCGACCGATTGTTGGTGATGATGAGATGTATGTTATCTATTCTGTTGCTACTGCTGCGGATGAGGATATGACTGCATTTGTCGATCGTGTTCGTACCTCCAAGACTGGATATCTTGGCTCTGGAACGCCGACCATGTTTATTTCTCCGTCCATGCATGGTAAGCTCATGGTTCAGCGTGATAAGGTCGGTCGTCGTTTGTATGACACCGATGCATCTCTCGCGGCTGCAATGGGTGTTTCTTCCATCGTTGAGGTTCCGCTGTTCGAGAATCTTGTCGATCCGAAGAAGCAGAATAACAAAGTTGATGCTTTGATTGTTAATCTCCGTGACTACACCATCGGTACCGATAATGGTGGTGCCGTTACTTCCTTCGAGGATTTCGATATCGATTATAACCAGAAGAAGTATCTGATGGAAACCCGTATGTCTGGTGCTCTGACGAAGCTCAAGTCTGCGATTGTGATCGAATCCCCAAAAGCATGACGCCTCCGGAGCTCGGAGTCCTCACTGTGACAGCTAATGCCACTACTGGCGGTCAGACTGTTAATGTGAGCCCGGAGGCCGCTGCTGGTAATTCCCTTCGTTATCAGATCACTCCATCTACCAGCAAGCCGACTGTGAACTATAACACAACGTGTGCAGTTTCGGATTACTGGGTGAATTTCACTTCCGGTACCAAGGTGACTGGAGCGACTGGTAATATCATTACTGTGGTCGAGGTCAATTCTCTCGATAAGGCAGTTAAGAAGGGTGAAGCCACTCTTCCAGCACCGACTAGCGAGTGATGATATCGCATGAGGTTTCATGGAAAGATTGGTTACGGAATCGATACTGAAACCTCGCCTGGTGTATACGAAAAGAAAGTATTTGAGAAAAGTTACTATGGTGATGTCAACCGGGATACACGTCGAATCCAAGGAGGAGATACTGTAAACCAAGGCATCACCATTAGTAACACAATAAGCATCATCGCCAAAGACGATTATGCCTATTCACATTTCTATGATATTCTCTACGTCGTATGGCGCGGGTCAAAATGGAAGGTAGATTCCGTTGAAGTCCAAAGACCTCGTTTGATTCTTACATTAGGAGAATTGTATAATGGGGACTAGACTTGAATTGCACAATCGACTCGTTTCAATTATGAAATCAGTCGATCCTTCTTTGGCTGATCATGTATATTTTCAGCCACCTTCTAATATTAAAATCAAGTATCCTTGCATTGTTTATAATAAAAACTATGGGGATACAAAATACGCGGATGATAGTCCGTATATTTATCATGTACGTTATCAGATTACAGTGATTGACAAGAATCCGGATAGCAAGATTCCTCGTCTTATTGCCATGATGCCTATGTGTTCATCGGATAGGTGTTATGTTAGCGATAATCTTAATCATGACGTATTCAACATCTACTATTAAGGAGTTTGCTAATGGCTGGCAAGCAGATTGTTTGGGATGCTCCTGGTTCTCGTTATTTTGAGAACGGTGTTTCCAAGGGCGTATTGTATCCAATGACTGAGGCTGGTGATTATGGTACTGGTGTGGCCTGGAATGGTCTTACTACTGTCACTGAGTCTCCGTCTGGTGCAGAAGCCAATGATATTTATGCCGATAACATTAAGTACGCTACACTGCGTTCTGCTGAGACCTTCGGTGGTACGATCGAGGCATACACTTATCCAGATGAATTCAGTGTTTGTGATGGATCCGTTTCTCCGGCCAAGGGTGTGAACTTTGGTCAGCAGAAGCGTCGAGGTTTCGGTCTGTCCTATGTTACCAATGTCGGCAATGATACTGCTACCGAATCCGATGATGGTTACAAGCTACATCTGATCTATGGTGCGACTGCCGCTCCGTCTGAGCGTAGCTATACTACTACCAATGATTCTCCGGATGCTATGAGCATGTCTTGGGAGATCTCGACTGTTCCGGTGTCCATTACTCAAGATGATCTTCGACCTGTATCGACAATCACCATCGATACAACGAAGCTCGATGAAAAGGGGAAGACTGCATTGCAGTCTCTTGAAACCATGCTTTATGGTAGTGCAACTAAGGATCCGAAGCTTCCGCTTCCTGGTGATGTATATGCTCTGTTCAAGGCTGCGACTACTCTTCCGGAATCTAAACTTAGTGTGGACTCTCGTTGATAAGGATCTTTAATGCTTGAAATCGATGTTCCAGAAATGGATTATTGGAATGATGTAACCGATACCGGAATTCACTGTCCATCAATGCATCTTCGATTCGAGCATTCCTTGCTCTCAATTTCAAAATGGGAGTCAAAATGGGAAAAACCGTTTCTCGTCGATACGCCTGAAAAAACAGAAGAAGAGTTAATCGACTATTTTGATTGCATGTGTTTGGAGCATATCGACGAGAACCTAAAACAACTGGTATATTCACAATATGCCACTCAGATATTCGAGTGGATGAATAGTACACAATCAGCGGCTCGAATCTATAATATGAAAGTCAGCAATCATCGTTCGGTAATTACTTCTGAAGATATTTATTACTGGATGATTGTAAATCATATTCCATTTGAGCCTTGTGAACATTGGCATCTTAATCGTTTACTTAAACTTATAGAGTTCTGTTCTGTCAAGAATGCTCCTCCTAGAAAGATGTCAAATTCTGAAATTTATGCTCAGAATCGAAGATTGAATGAGCAACGAAGAGCTCAAAATAAATCGAAAGGTTAATCATGAAGTCTTGGGAAACTCTTGACGCTGATAAAGTCAAGATTATCAATACTCATTTCACTCCGGGACGTTCCGGAAATCCAATTCGTTATATTGTGGTTCATCACAATTGTGGTAATCTGACCACTGAAGACTGCTACAATGTTTGGCAGACCCGCGAAGCTTCTGCTCATTATCAGGTTGAAGCAAATGGAACCGTTGGCCAGCTTGTATGGGATAAGGACACTGCATGGCACGCCGGAAATTGGAATGCCAATCTTGAATCCATCGGCATCGAACATGCTGATGATTCCACTTCTCCGTGGCATATTTCCGATGCGACTCTGGATAATGGCGCACATCTCGTCGCTGCTCTCTGCAAGTATTATAAGCTTGGTCGACCTCAGTGGGGTGTCAATGTCTTCCCGCATAGTCACTTCTCTGCTACCGCTTGCCCTGCATCCATTGCTGGAAACCAGCGTGATGCGTATATGGCGAAGGCCCAGGCATATTACGATTCGATGACTGGCTCTAAGCCTGCTCCAACTCCTATCAAGCCTGCAACTACTCCAACTGCTTCTCAGACTGGTTCCATTAATGCCGGTTCTTATACTGTCGTCGTTGATCAGCTTCATGTTCGTTCGGGGGCATCGACTTCGGCGTCTGTTGTTGCTACGTATAACCGCAATCAGACAGTCAATCTTGACGGATGGATGACCATTGCCGATGGATACAAGTGGGGGCGTTATACTGCATACAGTGGCGCTACTCGATACATTGCTCTTGGTACCGCCGACGGTTCTCAGACATATCTGTCGATGGGATCTGTTCCATTTGTTACGAAGACCGTAAGCGCTGGAACCTATAGGGTTGATGTTGATGCTTTAAATGTTCGTTCTGCCCAGTCTCTGGCATCTACTGTTGTTGCCACCTATCGTGCTGGTCAGACTGTAACCCTTGATGGCTGGAGCGAGATCCATGATGGATATCTTTGGGGTCGTTACACCGCATACAGTGGCGCACTTCGTTACATCGCAGTAGGAACAGCTGATGGATCTGCTCGCTATCTGACGAAGATCTGAAAGGTTCAAAATGGGAGTAGATTTTCAAATAAGTGGTAACTTTAATAAGCTTGAACGCTTTTTGAACCGCATGAAAAGTCAGCCATATTTGAATGTCCTGGATGACCTGGGACGACAAGGGGTTAATGTGCTTGCTGCGGCTACTCCCTCAGATTCTGGTAAAACCGCTGCCTCTTGGGATTATGAAATTCATAAAGGTAAATCTCAGACTGAGATTGTTTGGACTAATTCCAATATTAATGAGGGTGTTCCGATTGCCGTGATCATTCAATATGGTCACGGAACCGGAACCGGCGGTTATGTACAAGGACGAGATTATATTAATCCAGCTATTCGTCCTATATTTGATAAAATAGCGGAAAGAGCATGGAAGGTGGTGGTTGAATCATGAGCAGTATTGATGAACGTGTAGTCAAGATGAAAATCGATAACTCTCAATTTCAATCGGGGGTAAAATCAACATCTTCTCTGCTCGAAAAACTTAAGCAAAGTCTTAAACTTAAGGGAGCTACTGATGGCATCGATAAGGTTTCTTCAGCTGTCAGTAAATTTAATATGTCCGGAATGCAGGAAGCTGCCATATCAACTGGATCGAAGTTCAGCGCAATGGCAGCCGTTGCATTTTCTGCAATTCAAAAGCTTACAAATGCCGCAATTGATTGTGGCCAAAAGATTATTTCGAGTACTACTGAGGGTATTCGAGAAGGTTTCGCTGAATATGAACAGTATATGGGTTCTATTCAGACGATTATGGCGAACACTGCAAGCAAGGGAACAACCCTTACTCAGGTCAATGCTGCTCTAAGTGAACTTAATACATACGCTGATAAGACTATTTATAATTTCCAGGAGATGACAAGAAACATCGGTACATTTACAGCTGCCGGTGTTGATCTGAAGACTTCTGTTTCCTCTATTCAGGGTATTGCAAACCTTGCGGCAGTTTCGGGTTCTACATCTCAGCAGGCATCGACTGCAATGTATCAGCTTTCTCAGGCAATTGCAGCTGGTACAGTTAAGCTTATGGATTGGAATTCTGTCGTCAATGCCGGTATGGGTGGCGAAGTATTTCAACAGGCACTTATTCGAACTTCCGAGCATCTTAAAACTGGTGCAAAAGCAGCTATTGAGGCTAAAGGTTCATTCCGTGAATCTCTTCAAACTGGATGGCTCACAACTCAAGTTCTTACTGATACCCTTAAGCAGTTTGCACTTACAGTCGATACTGCCGAAGATTATAATAATGCCATAAAGGATCTGGTTGCCCAAGGATATACCCAAGAAGAAGCCAAACAAATTGCTGATATGGCAAAAACAGCCATGGATGCAGCCACCAAGGTCAAAACATTTTCACAGCTTATTGATACCCTTAAAGAGGCTGTCGGTTCTGGCTGGACAACATCCTGGCAGTTGATGATTGGCGATTTCGAGGAAGCAAAGGATCTTTGGACCGGAATTTCCGATAGTCTTGGCAAAATCATCAATGATTCTGCAAATGCAAGAAACGCATTACTCGGAAATCTTAGTACTGGTTATAAACAATTTGTTAATGAAGGTATTGAGGATACCGCAAAATTCAATGAGTCCTTGACTAAGGTCGCAAAGAATCACGGTGTCAATATTGAGAAACTTATCAATGATACCGGTTCTTTTGAAAAAGCATGTAAACAGGGTTGGGTAACCGGAGACATGCTTAAGGAATCCGTCAATGATATGGCTGACTCCTACAATAAGATGTCGGATGAGGAACGAAAGAATAATGATATTTCCGCATCGACAATCGATAAGACAAATAAGCTAGCTCAAGCTCTTAATGATGGTTCGATCTCAGCTGATGAATTCGCAAAGAAATTCAATCGTAAATCTGGTCGAGAAAATATAATCGAAGGTTTGTCTTCAGCCTTCAGTTCTTTGTGGAAGGTTATACAGTCCGTAAAAGGCGCATGGAATGATATTTTCCCGCCTATGGCTGGAGAAACTCTATATCAGTATACGGTTCAATTCCGTAATCTTATGGAGTCAATCAAGCCATCATCCGAACAACTTGATTTGATCAAACGATCGTTCAAGGGATTGTTTGCGATTCTGGATATTGGTAAACAGGCTATATTTGCAGTAATCGGAGCAATTGGAAAGCTTGCCGGAAATGGTGCAATGGGCGGATTCGTCAATAGCATTCTTAAAGGTACTGCTTCCATGGGAGATTTTCTTGTCAAGATTGATGAGACAATCAAATCTTCCGGTATATTTGTAAATGTCGCTAATGGAATTGCGACCGGAATTCAGATCATAATTAAAATTGTACAGTCTGTTATCGATTATTTTAATGATCTTGGAAGAAGTATAAGATCTTCTACCGATGCATTTGATGTTATTGGTAATAAGATTGAATCGCTTAAGGATAAACTGAAGTCTGTTCTTAGTTCTTCGGGTGACTTTACAGACAAGTTCTCATCCATATTTGGTTCGGTAGGTGACGTAATCACCAAGGTTGTCACAACCATAACACATGGATTGGGTGAGGCAATCAAATGGATCGCAAATAACATAAGTTTCGGTGATATACTTGCCGGTCTTCTCGGCGGTGGTTTATTTGCAGTGATCCAGAAGATATCCAAAGCCGTTGATCAGGTCAAGGACGTATTCGAAAAGATCAATGGAATATTCGAGAAGCCGAAGGAAGCTGCATCTGATGCAGTTGGTCTTAAGGATATTCTCAATGGTGTTAAAGATGCTCTTTCTGGATTCACACAGGGCCTTAAGGTTGCATCGATTGTCGCAGTTGCAGTTGCCATAGGTATTCTTTCTCATTCTCTTAAGACATTGTCTGAGATTGATGTCCTTTCCCTTGGAACGTCTATCACGGCCATGGGTGCTATGATGGCGATGCTGAATAAATCCTTTAAGTCTTTGGTGAAGTCAGCCAATACCATAGCTAAAGGGAAGTCGATCGTCAAATCAGCGGCTGCATTGGTTATTTATGCCAAGGCGATCCAGATGCTCGCCGATGCAATGGTCGCTCTTAAAGAACTTGATGTCGAACAGATTGCCAAGGGACTTGTTTCAATTGGCGTAATGATGTTCGCTTTGAACAAGTCGATGAAGGGTCTCGATAAGAAGGTTTCTCTTAAGACTTCGGTTTCTTTGATCGCGATGGCTAAAGCCATTCAGATGCTTGTTCAGCCGATTCAGCAGCTATCGACCCTTTCTTGGGAACAGATAGCCAAAGGTCTCACTGCCGTAGGCGGTGCACTTGTCGAGATGGCCGGCGCTATGAAACTTCTTAGTTTCTCGAAGGTAGGCCTTAAGAATTCGGTCGCAATGATCGCAATGGCCAAGGCAATGCAGATGATGGCGCAGCCGTTAATGCAATTGTCTAACCTTTCCTGGGAAGAGATCGAACACGGTCTTGCAGCCATGGGTGGTGCTCTCGTTGAGATGGGTATCGTTCTTGCAGCCCTTGGAAAGATCGGTGGATTCTCAAGTATCTTTGCGGCTGGATCTATTCTTATGGTTGTTTCCGGTCTCGGTGACATCTCAGATGCACTCAAGAAATTCGGATCAATGTCCTGGGAAGAGATCGAACATGGTCTTGCCGCAATGGGCGGTGCTCTTGTTGAAATGGGTATCGTTCTTGCAGCCCTTGGAAGGATCGGTGGATTCTCAAGCATCTTTGCGGCTGGATCCATTCGAATAGTTACCAATGGTCTTTATGACATTTCCACCGCTCTCCTCAAAATGGGAGGAATGTCTTGGGACGAGATCGGTCGTGGTCTTTCGGCCATGGGTGGTGCTCTTGGCGAGATCGGTATTGTGTCTGGAGCACTCGGTAAACTTGCAGGTATTTCCGGACTAATTGGAGCTGGATCGATTCGTCTAGTCTGTGATGGTCTATGGGATATCGCCACATCGCTTGAGAAGCTCGGATCAATGTCCTGGAGCGAAGTTGGACGCGGTCTTTCGGCCATGGGTGGTGCTCTTGGTGAGATCGCTATTGTTACTGGAGCTCTAGGTAAATTTGCAGGCTTGTCATCCCTTCTTGGTGGAGGATCAATATTACTGGCAGTCCAGTCTCTTGGTGATATTGCAAATGCTCTTAAACAGATGGGTGCAATGTCTTGGGATGAGATCGGTCGTGGTCTTGCAGCCATGGGTGGTGCTCTTGGAGAGATCAGCATCGTTACTGGAGCTCTTGGAAGTCTGGCAGGTCTTCCTGCTCTACTTGGTGGAGGAGCCATTCTCCTTGCAGTCCAGTCTCTCGGTGACATCGCAGATGCGCTCAAGAAATTCGGATCAATGTCTTGGGACGAGATCGGTCGCGGTCTTGCCGCAATGGGTGGTGCTCTTGGAGCAGCTGGTCTTGGTTCCTTGTTGAATTCTCTTTCAGGATTTGGTGCAGGTGCCATTGCAACATATGCAAAACCATTGGGCGATCTTGCTGATTCTGTTGATAAATGGAACGGAGTTTCGGTACCTCCGAATCTTGAATCTGATCTTTCTGCTCTTGCTTCCGGAGTAGGAAAATTTACATTCTCTGGCTGGGGTGCTGAAAATATTCCGGCAGTTGCCACAGGTATGTCTAATCTTGCTCCAGCAATTTCTGCATGGAGCGGTGTTTCGGTACCTTCCAATATCGAAAGTGATTTGTCCAGCCTTGCCTCGGGAGTTGGTAAATTCACACTTTCAGGTTGGGGCGCTGAAAATCTTCCGACAGTCGCAACTGGTATGAGTCAGTTGGCCCCTGCGATGTCAAAATGGAATGGTATTTCAATTCCACCGAACATCAGTACCGATCTGCAGAATCTTGCCAGTGGTGTTAAATCATTCACACTATCCGGTTGGGGTGCTGAGAATCTACCAGCTGTTGCTACTGGTATGGGACAGCTTGCTCCGGCAATAAATAAGTGGAATGGAGTTTCGGTACCTCCGAATATCAAGAGTGATCTACAGAATCTTTCAGATGGAATCAAATCTTTCACTCTTGCATTTGCTGGTGGATGGTCTCTAAGTCAGGTAACTGGTCCTCTTGGTGATCTTGCCGGTTCTGTTAAGAAGTGGAACGGCGTTTCGGTACCTCCGAATATCGGAACCGACCTTGCAACTATGGCAAAAGGTGTCAAGAATTTCGCAGGTTCGACCGATGCAGCGAATGAAATGAATACAGTCGGTAAATCTCTGACTGTATTTGCTAATGGAGTCGGCGCACTTTCGGGTATCGATTTCGCAACCAATGCTTCGAATATTGTAAGTTTCGTAAACACTCTTAATACGATTCCGAATGTTACGACAACTATTGGTGAACAGCTTGGGACTTTAGCTGCTCAGATTCAAACTGCATGTGCATCAATAAATGCATCGCTGTCGACTGCGAATATCGGCGGATCATTTATGCAGATCGCTACTTTTGTTTCTGCAAGTACTGGAAGTATAAATGGATCTGTGAATTCATTGTCTAGTGCATTTTCCGCAGCCGCGAATAATGTTGCCAGCAGTACATCCAGAATAAATACATCCACTCAATCGAATCTCAATGCAGCATGTTCAACTATAAATGGAATGGTTGGATCCTTCAAGCAAGCCGGTAGCAATCTTGGAAATGGACTAAAGAATAGTTTTATTTCTAAGATTCGGAATTTGGGAAGCAGTTCATCCAATGTAATAAATCAAGCTGTTTCCTCGCTGAATTCGTATTATCAATCTTTCTATTCGACTGGTATGAATTTGGCTCGTGGTATCGCAAACGGTCTTTCCAATGGTTCTGGAATCATAAATCGTGCCGCGGTCTCAGCCGCGAAGCAGGCATTGGATGCCGCGAACAGGACACTTGGAGTTCATTCACCATCTCGTGAATTCTTCAAGACTGGTCGATGGTCTGCAATTGGTTTGGCCAATGGTATGAATAAATATTCTGATCTTGTGAAGACCGCAGGAACCGACATGGCTAAAAATGCACTTGATTCGGCAAATCAGGCTGTGATGAATGCTGATTTCATGTCTGGATATTCCCCGATTATCACACCCAAGATTGATATTTCAAATATCGGAAGTTCTATAGATACGATATCTAGTAATTATCGCATGTCTGTAAGTTCTAAAATGGCTCGAAATATAATGGATGTCAAGAGCGATCAAAACATTTTACGCCAATATCAGTCCGACATGATTGCAAGTAACCAGACTGTCACTGATGCAATCAATTCGCTGAGGGATGACGTAAACAATATCGATCTCACCAAGCAACCTCCGACTGAGCTTTATATTGATGGAAGGAAACTTGCATCGACTATTGCTAAGCCGATGGATCAGGCTCTTGGTCTACGCCAAAGGAGAGGAATTTAAATATGCAGTATCCAGGTTTACCAAACAATCGTTTGATTGTAAATGGTGTGGACCTTTCGGTACGTTTTCAAATTGCTCTCATTGATGGATATGAATTAAATCCTCCAGAACCAAAGACATATACAGTTGACATCCCCGGTGGAAACGGTGTCATTGATTTGACAGAAGCTCTCACTGGGGATGTTGCTTATAATAATCGTTCACAGAAATTTACATTCATATGCATTAATCCGAATGATTTTGAAAAAGTAAAAACCAAGATCAGTAATTTTTTGCATGGACGATTCTATGATTATAAAATTACCATGGATCCGGATTATACTTACCATGGTCGTTTTAAAGTCACAAGTTATTCGCATACTGCATATTCCGATGGTAAAGTCGGTACTGTGGAAATTGAAATCGATGCCAAGCCATATAAAACAAAAGAGAAATGTGTTTATAGGCTTAATGCAACTGGTGGAAAAGAATATAGATTCGAGTCCGGTCGTCGATTAGTTCATCCGGTAATAGAATGTGAACAAACTTGTTTCGTCACATTTGATAATGTTGAATATGTCATTCCAGCCGGTTCGCACCGATTAAATAATGTACTGTTCCGAGAAGGTTTCAATAACATTTACATCAATACATCCAAACTATGGTATGTAAAATGGGACGAAATCAGTGAATCTGGAACGTACCAAATGACATGGGACGAAGCCAGAAAGTACAGATGGGATGATATTCAGAAACTCGGTGGTGACGTAAAAGATGCGCCATCTTCTTGGAGAGAGATCGCTAATAAACGATGGTCTGATCTTTCAACTAAGAAGTGGCGCGATCTCGATTATCGAAGAGCAAATCTTCCAGAAACGACAGCATATTTATCCTATGATTGGGAGGATCTCTGATGAGTAGTACTACTCATATGAATATTCAATTGATTAACAGCAGCGATTATGTTGATCCATCGGTAATTAATAACGGTTTTCAAAAGTTGGATGAATTGGGAATCGATTATATTACCGAAAGTGGCAAATCCGGTGAATGGTGGTATCGAAAATGGAAGAGTGGTCGTGCTGAATGTGGAATCGATTCGCATACATTCCCAAATAGCAAAATGAATGCTTGGCTTGCAGGTTGGTATCTTACTGATTATTATGCGTTCCCAGCATTTCCATTTGCATTCGCAGCCATTCCGCATTCGTCAATTATGTTTCTTCATGAAGATGGCGGTCAATATGGTGGCTTTATTCATATTCGTGCTAGTTTGGCTGATGGAACTTATTTGACCATGCCTCCTCGATTCAGTATTGCCGATCCTAATGGAGCCATGCAATACAAGAATCCGAAGTGTTCTATTTTTACAACCGGTCGCTATAAGTAATTATAAGAAAGTGTATCAATCATGGCATATAAATTGTTATATAATGACGAATTATTATTTGATCCGTATTCGGACAATATTGTCACAGATGCACAGCTTACAAGTAAATACAATAATCCCGATTATTTCGATTTTACTGTACCGATTACAAACGATTTATATAATAAATTATCAGAACGATCGGGATCTATTAAGCTCTTTTATGATGACGAAAAGATATTTGATGGAATCATAACGTCCATTGATGTCGATATAGATGGAAACAAATCTATCAAATGCAGCGGGGCTCTCGACTATCTTAATGATACGTTGGTTCGTCCGTATGCAACGAAATCCGGTGAATCGCAGACACTGGCCCCCGATACAATAAGTGGCATATTTCAGTGGTATATCGATCAGCATAATAAACATACAATGGATCCAAGGAAGCATTTCTCGGTTGGCGTGAACCAAGGAGCGATGCTTTCTGAAAACAATGTATTCAGTCGTAAATCTGATTCGCTTCCGACGACATGGGACGAAATAAAGAATGCAATTCTCGATGACCATGGGGGATTCATATTTGTTGAATATTCCGGAAATAGTAATGTTCTGAATCTCTATGGTGATATTCACAAATCGAATGCTCAAATCATTGACTTCGGTGTCAATATCACTGATTTCTCTAAAGTAACGGATACCACCGATCAATATACGGCAATTCGTCCAAGCGGCTATACTCCAGAAGCTCCTGAAAATGATCCCAATAAGAAGATGTATCCTATAACAATTTCAGATCTTCCGGATAATCCGTTTGATTCTGATCTTGTTAAAAAGGGTGATGTCATTTACAGCATTTCTGCTGTACAACGCTATGGGTATAAAGAATATGCATATTCGAATAATGATATTACTGATACTAACAATCTTCTAAAGTCCGCAGCGGTAATGCTTAAGACTCTTATATCTCCAGCTGAAACCATAACTGTGAAGGCAGTCGATCTCGCTTTATACATGAATGGTTATAAACATTTAAGGGTCGGACAAGCTGTTCGTATTCGTTCAAAGCTTCACAGCACTGACGAATATATGATGGTTAACAGTATTGTATTGGATATCAATAATCCATCAAATACTGAATATGAATTAGGCATTCCGTACGATACTCTGACTGGTCAACAATCGTCGTATCTTAAGAATCTCAACTCTAGTATCAATTCAGCAATTGATTCGGTTGCTGGGCTAGATCAGGTATCCAAGGATACTGCCAAGAAAGCTGAGGATGCTAATAATACGGCTAATGCCGCTAAAGACACAGCAGATACCGCAAAGAACACGGCCGATACCGCTAATGCCACAGCAAACAAAGCTCAAACGACAGCTAATAATGCTCAGAATACAGCTAATAATGCTCAGAATACAGCTAATAATGCTCAGAATACAGCTAATAATGCTCAGAATACAGCTAATAATGCTCAGAATACAGCTAATAATGCTCAGAATACAGCTAATAATGCTCAGAATACAGCCAATAATGCATCGTCGAAAGCCGATCAAGCCCAGAATGCAGCTGATAAGGCATCGTTGAAAGCTGCTGAAGCTAAAACCACTGCAGACGGAAAAAACAAGGTATTCACTGAAAAAATGGAGCCCGCACATACCGGATTGACGAAAGGTGACCTGTGGCAGAAGCTCGACTCCAGTGGGCACATCTCCTCTGTCAATGTGTGGAATGGTACGAAATTCACGGCCTACAGCCTTGTGGCTGACAGTCTTCTTGTCCCAGGAAGCATCAACGGATCCGTACTCATTCAGGATGGAACAATTGAGGCAAAGAATATCAAAATCGGAAATGGCGAGATCCTTACCGAACTATTAAAAGCTCGGAAAATCGTCACCGACGATGTAGAGGCCGGCCAGTTTAAGGGATATGTGTTTACAGGTTCTATATTCCAAAGCTCCGAGTCTGAGAACACCGGAATTAAGCTCAATGACAACTCATTGCAGATGTGGGATTCGACTCACAACCAGACTGTATATCTGGACGGTGAAGGCAAGAGCAATGTGCTGACCGGCACATTCCAGACCCGCGCGAGCGGTCACAGGGTGCGCATCAGCCCGAACTACGTGTCGCACACAATCGGAAGTTCGGAAGAATATATCGGTGACGGATTGGAATTTCCAGCGTACAAAGATTCGACTGCATATTTCGTTTCACCCACGATAACATCGCAGATCATGTCCAATCAGGTCGGTGAGATGAGCGGAATGGACTTATGGAGTGGACGTGTCGCGCAGCACGATCCGGGTTCTTTACTCCAGCTCCGTTCGAAGCCACGACAGAGGGGCGGTACCGGTAGGGATGGCGTCACATCCAAAGTGTATGCCTTGGCCGACGTGGATTACGACGAGCCTGACATCATACAAAAAAGCCGGGCATTCCTGACATTGAATGGTGATGTCAATGAGGGGTCAAACGCGTGGCTCGAAGCCGAAGACGGGAACGGCCGTGTCGGAGTCGGAGCGAACATCGGTACCGGATACGTGTATCTCGGCGGCTTTCTTGGCGGCTTCACAAACCGTCAGACCTTTCAAGGGCAAGCTGCGTGGAGGGCTTGGTGGCCGAATTCTGGTTCGACTATCGCTCCTGGTGCAGCATCGGAGGTCAACTGCACGTTAAGTCCAACGAAATACGGTCGTTATTTCGTCATTGCAAATGCGGATAGCGATTGGGCGGGAATCATAGCGCATCCAAAAAAAACAGGTGGCCAGAGTGGCTTCACGCTGAAATTGTATAACGCCGACGTGCAGCCATGTCCGGTCGATATATGGGCCGAATTCCTAGCCTATCTGGTTAAATGATTGGAGGATATCTTGTCATCGACTTTTGAAATAGATGCAAACGGCTTATGCATCATCCGATGTGATCCGCCTGTGAACGGGTGGAACAGTTTTGTATTCAAGCCTGATGTGATCGCATCGTGGAAGGTACTGCTCGGATTGACTTCGAACCGTGAGGCAATAGCGGCGATTATGCAGGGCAGGGAGGATGTGAGTCAGTATGATCCGAAGACCGGTAGGGGCGTGTGGACTGGAGCATTCGAAGCATTGGAATCTGCTTTAGCTGATTCCGCCACTGATGTGAATATGCTCGCCGACAATGGAGAAGTGTTTGACGATCCACTGACAGCTGCACGCAACAGGGCTCGTAAGGGCATGAGCCTGCCGATTATATCAAATGCGACTGATGCACGAATGCGTGCCGCATTGACCACCGATAGTTACGAATCGGAGGTATCCAGCGGCATTGACATGGAATGCACAAGGAATATCGAAGGATTGGATGAATTTCTGGACGATGATTCCAATAAAAACATGCTTGATGAATGTGAGGAGCGGTTCTACGAATCGCTCATGCCACCAATAAAGGAGGAATAATGCAGCAGATTCCTGCTGACGCGAACGAGGTGATCGACCAGCTTTCCATGAAGGTCGGCCAGCTTTCGAAGGAACTCGCGATTTTGAAAAGTCAATTGTCGGCGGCAATGAAACTGATTCCAGCTGATGTGCTCGAAGCCATGAGCAAGGAGGGGGAATGACAAGGATCCGATTCCGTTTCCGAAGACCAGATGGTCAGACGGACGATGGCGGCTCCCAAGGCTGCGTCGTATTGCCTAACCAACACGACGCCAATAGTGCGATTTTTCATCAACACCAACCAGTGTTCTTCATGGAACATACAACTCGCATCAGCCTCCGAGATATTATATAGAAAGGATTCCTTGTGATCGATCATACCATCACAGTACGGAACCGTCGCATCGAGGTCGACACCCCACGATTGATCCAGGGATGCGCCGGTTCCGACTCCATCATTCTCGATCTCGATGACGAATGGACCGATCTCGATGAGATCCTCGTCTCCATCGGCTCCGGCGACTCACGTCAGGTAGCCATCTGGGACGGGGAACCCATGGTCTTCGAACGCATCGATTTTCCGATCGGCTACCTCCCGGTCTCGGTCACCGGCCGAACCAAGGACGGCAGTCGATCCATCACCACGGCACGTGCGCCCAATGCGTTATTCGTGGTCCGTAACGGAAGGAGTGGACAATGAGCTCGTTTGTCAAGGCGTCGGGCGGCATCACGCCCAATAGCGCCGACCCGGGCGAGGAATTCCCGTTCCTGCACACCATCACCGTCGTCGACCGTGTGGTGAGCGTGGACAAGCCGGAACTCGTGCAGAACAACATTAAGACCGAGACCGTCACGCTGAACTTGGACTCCGAATGGGAGGGGCTCTCGACGGTCATCAACATCGGCAACGAGAAGCCAGTGTCGGTCATCTGGTCGGGCGAACCGGTCGTGATCCCGGCCGAGCTCATGACGACCGTCGGATCGCTCGACGTGTCGGTCGTGGGCTATGGCGATGACGGAGGAATCCGGGCCGTCACCAAGAAGGCGACGAGCATCTTCAATGTCGTGGCCTCGGGTTTCGTCGAGGGCGATGAGGCGGTGCCTGATCCGACGACCATTCTCGGCCAGTTGACCGAAGCCGCTGATAGGGCGAATCAGGCGGCCGACCGGTTCAATCAGGCGTCGGAGGACATTGGCGATATTTCTGATGCTGTCACCGAGGTGGAGGGGTACGCGGGCGCCGCCAAGACCTCCGAGACCAATGCGGCTTCTAGCGCCACGGCTGCTTCCCGGAGCGAGACCAACGCCGCAGCCTCGGCTTCCGCCGCGAAGGTTTCCGAGACCAATGCGGCCGCTTCGGCCACTGCCGCTCAACAGGCCGTGGACGGTTTCGGTTTGGAGGTCGGCACAACGACCACGGGCGACCCGGGGACGGATGCCGCGGTTGAGATTCAGAAGGCCGGCACCAAGTATACGGCGAGCTTCACCATTCCTCGTGGTGATGTCGGGCCTGCCGGCGTGAACGAGAACGTGCCACTTGGCTCGACCTCCGGCGTCGTGGCTCAGGGTACGGATGCGTATCCGACACTGCCACGCAAGGTGCAGGCGCATGGGCGGACGATTGAGAACCTGTGGGTCACTTATGACCAAGCAACGAATGACGGCGTGACGATCGACACCGACGACACCGGACTGATTACAGTCACTGGCAATGCATCAACCGACACCGAAATCACGTTTTATCGCACTATCGAAGCCAATCCCGGCGATAAGTTCACGGTCAGAGCATCCGTTGACACGAATAACACGACCGGTAAACTGAAAATCCAGTGCGAAAATAAAAACGGTTCATATTTCTCTGTCGATGCAAGCACGACCCCGAAGACATTCACGATTCCAGAGGGCAACTCGGGTCTTTCGTTGCTTATCAGGATCCCGTATGACGCGTCACTTCCCTCGGGTGTGCGATACCAGTTCTATGTCATGCTGGTCCGTGGCTCAGAGGCTCCTGTTGCGTTCGTTCCGTCGGGCGTGAACACGGTGAAGCCGACGGAACTCGTGGCAGCTGGAAAGAACTTCCTATCATATCCGGCAGTCGATAATTCACAGTTCGATGGTGCCTTAACTTTCAAAAATGAAGCCAATGGACCTGTGAAAATTCATGTCGATATGGCAACTAACTATCAAGGCTACTTTTACAATGTTCCCGGTATTCATATTCCGGCTGGCACATACACCTTTAGTTATGGCGACAATGATATCACGGGTTTACAAATGGCCGTTAAGTTCTCCGATGGCAGTAAATTCGAAATCAGCTCGTGGGAGACCATATCAAAAAAGACATTCACGCTCACCGGGCCGAAGACGATAGTCCAATTCTATATTCAGTTGAAAAATAGTGAGAAAATGGGCGATTTCACGATGTATCCGATGCTTGAATTGAGCTCGACAAAATCCGATTGGGAAGCGTGTGAAACGGTGGAAACCGAACTGCCGTCCGGCATCAGTCTTGCTAACGGCGATACACTCGCCATCGACCGCGATGGAACGACACAAATCGTCCACGCGGAAGGCGAGCCGACCGTACTGGAGAACGTGGCTCTGCCTGAACTTCCCTCTCCGATGTTCAACGTCTATACGACCGGAGGGTACATTCAGCCGACCGTGGACGTGGATTACGAGCAGGACGTGAATCTCGCTCTCGACCGTGAAATTCCGCATGATGCCACCCTCGTCGGAAATGGAACCAAGAGTTCGCCACTTGGTGTTGGAGACCTGTCGTCAAGGTATACGCCGACAACCACCACGACCGCTCTGGACACGCGAGTCAAGGCGTTGGAAATGATCGACGGGACTTTTATCAATCCAATATCGAAATCCGGGGACGATGCCGATGCTGACTCAATTGCGTATGGGAAGATCTATATAGTAAATAATAATTGGAAGAACATTCCAGGAAAATTTATCGGTGGTTATCTATTTTATGGTATAAGTGGATCGGCTCATTTTCAGTTATTGTTTGGATATTCGGATGACGGTGGAGAAGCCGTATATATACGTCAAGGATGGACAAGTATTGGAAGACGTCCATGGCGTAGACTTGTAAAGGCAATCGAATATCAAGCTCTTGAAACCCGCGTCCAAGCCCTCGAAGCGAAACTATCCGACCAGTAAAGGAGCATAACCAATGTTCACAACATTCCAAACCATCATCAACGCCGGAGGCTACGACCTCACCGACCTCACCGAGCGCATCAAGACCATGTATGCGATGGGCGAACTCACCGAGGACGAGATGGAACAGCTCATCGAACAGGCTCAGACGAACGCCAAGCCCGACGATTCCTATGCCCCGTTGGCTGACCGTGTGAAGGCCATCGAAACGTGGCAGCGCGAAGTCGAGGAGCGATTGGACAAGCTGGAATCCGGCTCATCGACTGAACCCGGCGAACCAGCCGACGAGTGGCCGGAATACGTGCAGCCGACCGGCGAGCACGACGCCTACCACGTGGGCGACAAAATCACCTACAATGGCAAACACTACACGTGCATCTACGACGGCTGCGTGTGGACCCCGGACGCCTATCCGCAGGGGTGGAAGGAGTAGATCATGCCTGGTTATATTCAGAATCCATATATGCCGCAGTACGGAGGATTCCAATACGGAAACTATCCGATGCAGCCAAATGCGCCGTATCAGACTCCGACCACGTATCCGACATTCAATCCGCAACCTCAGACCATCAGCAATTCAGCAGATGGTCTTGTTAAGTCCGATATTTCCGGAAAGATCGTAGACACCGAAAATGATATTTCGGTAAACGATATTCCGATGGATGGAAAGGTTCATCTTTTCATTCTTAAGGATTATTCCAAGGTCATCGGAAAGGCATGGACTGCCGATGGAAAGATCGCGACCAGCGTTTATGTTCTTGAAGAGCAGTCCAAACCTCAGCCAACTACCGACAATTCACGGGAATGGCTGCAGAAGCAATTCGATGAAATCAAGGATATTCTAATGGATAAGGCTACTACTCCTCAAATTGGGAAGTGATTGAAATGACTAATCCTATCCAGAATGCTCTTAACTTCCTGCAAACAAATAACGTTAAGCCAAATGCACAGAACATGCAGTATATTCAGGCTTTACAGTCTGGAGATAAAAATGCAGGTCAGCAGTTGGCCAACCAATTCTGTCAGCTGCATGACGAGATCGTGGCGAATCGTATGGAGGATCTCAAGTCCAAGATTGCCGATCAGGCCCAGGAGATCAATCAGCTGAATCTGTCCGCTTCCCAGTGCCAGCAGAACGCATATCTGATCTCCCAGCTGCGTCCGAACCCGGTTCCGGCATTCCAGGTTGCAAATCCGTTTGCTTCCATGTACACCGGTTGCTGCAACAATAACGTCGCTATCTGATAGAACTTCAGGAGGTATATTATGATTGCACTGTCAAATCTTACCGTCCAGACCCTTGCGACTGGACAGTCTGTTACCTTTGATAGTACCGTACTTCGCACTTGCTCTTCGGCAGAAGGACATCGCCAGTCCACGCCTGCCGTGAAGTTGCGTGTTCCGGGCATCTATGAGGTTCATTTCACAGGAAATGTTTCCTCTGCAACGGCAGCCACTCCGGTCCAGTTGGCGATTGCCATCGGCGGTTCCACGCTTCCTGGTACCCTTATGGTGTCCACTCCATCGGCAGCCAATGCCGAGAACAACGTCCATGCGGACACGATCGTCCGTAATGCGTGCGGAGAGTACGATACAATCACTGTTACCAATGTCGGAACTAATCCGGTGATCGTTTCCGCTGGTTCCGGTCTTTGGGTCAAGCGAGTTGCCTGAGGAGGTCAAAATGGGAAGTGAAATGTGCTCTCACGAAGGATGCAAGTCGCTTTGTGCGATGAAATGCCGCCTAATGGAAGTTGCGGATGATTGCACCCGCAATATTAATTATGGCACTGATATTCACGAACTTGGTGAAATCATTGATATGATCAAGGATATCGATGAGGCCATCAATTACCGGCATCAGGCGCTATATTACGGTACAATTGCTGAAGGTATGGCTCGTCCATATATTCGTCATGATATTCGTGGTATGATGGATGACGATTACCGCGAACGCGATGTGTGGCGTCATGATGCCAAGTCAGAACATGACAAGTCTCCGGAAGAGAAGTTCGAATCATATCAGAAGAGTGTTAAGGATATTTGGTCCTCTGCAACTCCTGAGCTTCGTTCAAAGATGCGAACCACTCTTACCAAGCTTGTGAACGACATGGCATAGGAGTACAATGGACGTGGTAGATCATGAATTAATGATAACCACCATCACCATTGTCGGTAGTGTGTTAGCCTCTTCAGGATTCTGGGCATATCTGCAATCGAGACGAGATCGTAAAAATGCCAAGAACGATGCGAATAGCGCATTCGTCGATCTCCTGAAGGGGCTTGCCCACGATAGAATCGTATTTGTCGGTAATACATATCTTAAGCGAGGATGGCTTACCAAAGATGAATATGAAGACTTTGTTAAATACTTATATGAACCCTACGAACGTGTTGGGGGCAATGGGATGGCGAGAAAGGTCATGAGAGAAGTTGAGAATCTTCCATTGACCGAACCCGAAACGAAAGGAAGAAAATGACGGATAATAATTCTGAGAATGAAAAAGACGAGACTCCTGACATTCGCGGACTCTTTGGAATGACTGACAAGGGCTATGATATTTTGAAGTGGATCGTTCAGTATATTCTGCCGGCTTTGAATACTCTTATTCTGGCTCTTGGTTCCATCTGGAATTGGGATGCGACGGTTCCGATTGCAGCAACGGTGGCTGCATTCGATGTGTTCCTTGGAGTTATTCTGGGAGTAAGTGCGAACCAGTACCAGAAGAATCTAAATAATAAGTAAATTCCAATAAAGGACTCGTGTTGAATACATGGGTCCTTTATTTTTGGTCGTAATAAAAACATCGCTTATAATGAAAGATATTCAAACCTCTCGCAAAGGAGTTATCATGAAGAAGTTCAATGAAATAAAGAAGGATATCAACAAGTTCTACCAAGATCATATTGTTGGAATTACTACAACAAACATGAATAAGGAGACGACAAAAATCATGAATAAGACGACTAAATACGACCAAAACGGAAAGCCTATCGCTGGACGATATTCTTGGAAATCGAATACCACCAATGAGATAGTCGAGGATCTTATGACCGAATTCGATAAGCTCGAAGAGATCACAAAGAAAGGTCTTAATGAGCGGAAGCATAAGGATACCATTATTGTTGGCATTGCCGCGATAATGTCAGCTGGTATTTGGATCGCATATTTTGCTGGAAGATCGTGATTTCAGTACCGGATGCTTATCATATTGATGAAGCCATCAAATATATCAAGGAGAACAGTGTTCTTAATCCTCTTGAATTCGAAGAATTTCAACGTATTTTCGACACCTTCAATGAGCTGAAGAATAACAAGAACTAATAAAAAGCCCATGTAATTATTATAAACTACATGGGCTTTTTATTTTTGTCGCGATATATTCATAGCGCATAATGAATAGAAAGGATAAATCATGGAAACCGCATATATTTATTATGTAATTTGTTCAGCAGTTATATTTACACTTGGAACGATCTTTATCCCGGCTGTATACGTTTTCGTAAAAGATACATTCGTAGCTTTGAAGGATCGTATCACAATCGGAGCCAAAATCATCCGAGTGTTTATGGCTGTTGGAATGATGGCATTGATCTTGTGGGGATATTACATAGGTTACTCACTTCTATAAGATTATAAGAAGTCATATTTACATGGCTTCTTATTTTCATGAAAAATCAATCGACTTAATGAAACTATAAAGGAGTTATCATGTTCAACATTATTCAGCTAATTTCCGATTTCATGACTAGCCTGCATACTGAAGAAATTGTACTGTTTAGCTTCGACGAAGAGGCCATAGAACGTTTCATCAATGATGTAAAGATAATCGCACCTAAATGCGAAATTAACATAGTGCATGATGGTTGTTATAGCATTACAGTTCGCCACATCTCAATAAAAGAGAAGCAGGCTATTGAAAGTCATGTGACCGGCTCCGCTATTTTACGTTGGTAATTAAAATCGATTTAATGAAATTATAAAGGAGTTATCATGAAGAAATTCAATGAATTAAAGAAAAATGTAAATAAATTCTGCCATGATCATATTGCGGAAATCACCATAACTGCCGCAGCTGGTATTTGGATTGCATATTTCGCATGGACGATATATGATATTAAGAATTCTCACAATGATACCGATGTAAGCGTTACCGGTTCTTCGACATATGAACTCGACCCTGACAAAATTAGGATTACAATACCGGATGATGTCAGTATTGATGATGTTATCAAATTGATCAAGGAGAATGATGCCAAATGGATCAAGGCAGAATGATATTTTAAATCTTCTTGATTTTATCGCACTAAAATCATAGCCTATAATGAAACTATTTGAAAGGAGCAATATGTTCAAGAAGGATAATCGCAATGATATCAATCAGAATTTTGATGATGACATCACGTTGCTGATTTCTCAACTATATACGCTTGACGATGATTCTGAAGCACGTGGAAAGCTGGTAAGCGACATTAAGACTCTTGTCGAAGCCAAACGAGATTATAACTCGGACAGGCACGACATGATCATGAAATCGATTGCAGCTGGAACCACTTTGCTAGGAATTATTGTCATGCTTGGATTTGAGGAATCACATGTGATTACATCAAAGGTTCTGGGATTCATTCCGAAACCTAAAGCCTGATCATATTTACTGACAATCGTTTAATCTATAGGTCTCATGGAAACATGGGACCTATATTTTGTCTAAGGAACCAAATGCAGACTTATAGGGTCATCCGTTGTTTTGAAGAGATATTTCCAGGATTTTGGAAGCAACATTCCCATTATCATCTTAGAGCATATAATAATGTTATTGTATATTTAGATAATGGAATGGTCTGCGACTTCAAGGTCACAAACTATCGTTCCGATAAAGATTTCAGTTATACATTGACTGGAAAATACAAAGGAGTAGATCATGAAAACTGATATTTTCCTGATAGGTCCAATGGGATCTGGGAAGACGACAATCGCCAATGAATTGGTGAAAAATGGTTTTTATAAAACCAGAGCTATAACGACACGACCGAAAAGACCGAATGAATCAGATGATGAATATCTCTTCACGGATAATAAAGGATTCAAATCCGCTGTTATTTGGGATGATATTCGGGCGATTCGTGTATATTCCACGAAGTTTGGAATCTGGCGATATGGAATCTCGATGAAGGAATTCCAGCAGGATCGTGATACGGTTACGGTACTGGATCCATCATCATTTGAATATTTGGCTCCTGATATTGGAGAGTCGGTATTTGGTGTGTTCTTGGATGCACCTGAGGATATTTGCAAACTTCGTGCTCTTGCACGAGGAGATGATCCGAAAGAAGTCGATAGGCGAATCGAATCGGATCGAGAGGATTTCGCAGAACTTAGAAATCATGATAGACATGATATAAATAAAGATATCTATAAATGCATTATAGATAGAAGTATTTATAATGCCAATAAAACCCCATCAATGATCGCAAATGGTATAATTCGATCCATACAAATGAATGGAATCAAGAAATGATAAATGGAACTGTCATGAAAGCCCATCGAACAATGTATGGCGATATTGATATAATTATACGATTGGATGATCAACGAATGCTCAAAGAACTCGATGAAAAAGAGCATGTCGCAATACTTAAAATAATAGAAGGAGAAGTAGAATGAAATTCTTGTCATATTTGTCATGGTTTCTTACCGGAATGTTGGTAATGGGATTCTGTACGATTATTATCGGTAATCTTTGTGAAAAAAATGATACGAACAAGGTCGAACATATCAAAACAGGAGATATTGATTGGGTTTGTATTGACAATGGCGATTACACACGAAGTTGTGATGTGATTCAGAAATACCAATGATATTTGAAAGGAATCATCATGCGTATTTTGAGAATGATCATCTACTATATTTTTGTCCCTAGGGTCGTTCCTAATTGGGATATGTATGATAAATTCTGCGATGACTGTGTGGAAACAAATGAAGATTTCCGTATGATACGAATCGGATATTTTATGAGAAATCAGAAATGTTGGGTTCTTGATAAGTGTTTCCCAGAACTTATGCATACATTAAGAACATCAATACATACATATTTTAATTATCGCGATGGTCTAATACCAATCGAGATGTTCGATTATTGTCAGCCATTCGAGAATATTGTTCGAGAATTCGATCGATTAAAAGAAAAGCGTATTCTATGTATCGATTATATAGATTTGATTGCTTTATATGCTCCATATCTTTATGCTGCTCTCAGTTCATTCTCATACAAATTCCATGCATATGAAGATGCCTATGAACTTGAGGAATGCAGAGCTGATGTGAAAGGAACGTCAATTGAATAAGAATCATAAATTCATTAAAAAGTTTCTAACATTAATACTCATACTCGCTTTTCTCGGGATTGCATGTATTCTTCCCAAAGTAAAAAAATCTGAAGCTCCAGCCCAATCAATTTATGGTGTATATTCCGAGATTTACCATGATAACCATTGCGATGATGGATCATCCGAATGTACTTATGAGATCATATTGACTGAAAAGAATATAATCTTATATTATACGAACCAGGTTAGTTCGACGATCATGTGGCGAGGTTCGATAGCCATAAACGATCTCGAACCAAGTCATATTCGTATAGGATCGGTACTTGATCCAGACTTTGATAATGAACATAATACGTCCAGAGCTATGTTTACATATAATGGAAATCACAAATGTTTCCATTATATTTCCAGAAATGGAAAATCATATCTTCAAACTGACGTTCCAGTAAGTGATTCGAAAACATTCCGAACACATGATATTATCTTGCCTTACAAGACACAGGATGCTGTTTGAAATCGCAATAAAAACATAGCACATAATGAAAGATATTCAAACCTCTCATAAAGGAGTTATCATGAAGGAAAAGTTTGAATCTGCTAAGAAATTCGTCAAGGATCATAAGACCGATTTCATTTGTGGCGGAATCGTGCTAGGTTGCATTGCAACTATCGCATTGATTCAGGCCTCTTCTGAATTGGTATCTGACGATGACGATTCTGCAGATGTAAACGATACCAACGTTAACGAAATTACCGAGGACTGAATAATCAGTCGAAACCTATAGGTTTCATGGAAACATGGGACCTATATTTTGTCTAAGGAGTAATCATGGAAATTCCTCATTCGATCAAAAAGTTCATTTCTGAAAACGGTTCAAATATTCTTACGGCTCTAGGATGTGTCGGAGTAGTCGGAGTGGCTATTGTATCCGGTAAGAATTCGCTAGAGGCAGATAAGGTTATTCGAGCGAAAACGTATGAGACTGATGGGGTGCTTACCCCGAAGGAAAAGACCAAGCTAGTCGTTCCGATCTATATTCCGACGGTCCTAATCTCCAGCGCAACGATCATGTGCCTCGTGGCATCGAATCGTATATCTGCTGGACGAACTGCCGCATATGCCGGAGCACTCGCTCTCGCCCAGGAGGCAGCACGCACCTATCGAGAAAAGGTCGAGGAAACCGTTGGCCCAAAGAAGGCAAAGGAAATCGACGACAAAGTCGCTGACGAACAAATCAAAAGGATTGATGGAAAGAATCCAACGGTCTTCGGTACTGGACCCTATATTTGCTATGACAGCCTAACTGATCGAAAGTTCGCATCGGACATGAACAAGATTGAGGCCGCTCAGAATCGTAAGAACAAAAAGATATTGTCCGAAGGATGGTGTTCTCTCAATGAGTTCTACGATGAGATTGGTTTGGCTCCGGCTCAGATCGGAGAGGAGCTTGGATGGGATTATGATACTATGATCGATATCACGTTCTCGTCTCGTCTCGATGAAGATGGCAATCCGAATATCGTAATGAACTTTCGAAACCCTCCCTTCCCCGATACACTACGGAAATACTGATATTTTCTGGAGTGAATTCGCAGAGTTGATGTCGCAGTAAAAACATTGCTTATAATGAAACCATACGTTTTATTATAAGGAGTTATTATGGCAAATGTATTTTCTATCGCAGCGAAAGCTCTTGGAAAGACCAAAACTCTGGAGGACATCGCTCTCGGAGCGAATGCAGGAAACGCGGTACTTGGACTTGGTGTTCTTGCAGTAAGTGTTATCGCAGAAACCATTGTCAAGGTTCGTGTTTCCGAGATCGTTGAAGAGAAGATGACCAAACAGAAGTCGAAGGATATTCCGGAAGCTGAAGTTACTGAAGATAACGAATCTATCGACTCGGAAGAATTGAACGAAGATTGAAAAATCTAAGAGCTCATGTTCATTACATGGGCTCTTATTTTAAGGAGCTTATAATGAAACATTATGGTATCATGAATTTTCTGTTTGACCTTTTAATGATTGGTCTTACAGGTGGCTTGTGGTTGGTATGGATCGTACTCCGTTTCTTCCGCAAGAATAGTTAATAAATATTGAAAGGATAATTATAATGGCATACAAGACTACTATTCAGTATCAGGATCTCGACGGTCGTAACGTTTCTTACGATCTTATTTTCCGTCTAAAGATCAAACAGCTTCTTGACATCGTCAACAATGAAGAACTTATGAAGAAGATGCAGAATTTCTCTCCGAATTCTTCTACGAAAGATATGATGTATATTCTTAAGAGCTTTGTCGACATGTCAATTGGCTTCCCGGTTCATAATGATAACGGATTTACTGGATTCCAACCTATGACTGAAGATGAAAAGAAATATTTCTTCGAATCCGATGGCTGGGATATTCTGTTCATCGAGCTCACTTCTTCCGAAGGTGCGATGATGAACTTTATGCGTTCCGTTATGCCGAACCGAGCGGTTCTTGAGAAGATCATGTCGAAGGACGAAGATCACAGCAAGGCTCTTGATGCCGTCTTTGGTCAGATCCAGGAATCGGATTCCAAGGCTTACAATCCGTTCCAGAAGTGATTCGCGATATTTTCATCGCTTAATACGAGGAGCCGTGACCATATTTCAGTCATGGCTCCTCGTTTGGAGTTTTCATGAACTATTCCGAAAGGTTTTATAATGTCTGAAAGCAAAGACATCGATATTTCCCGTAAAGCTCTTGGTATAGAAGATTCAACCGAAGATCGAAAAGTAATCAGTAACAATTTCGTCGAGAAAAAGAAGAACAAAGCCCAAAAAGTCGCAGAGACATTTCTGGGTGGAGATGTCAAGGATGTGATGACGTGCATCGTTTATGATGTCATCATCCCAACCGGCAAGGATCTTCTGCACGATATTGTTACCAAAGGTATGGACCGTCTTATTTATGGAAACGATGCACCGACACGTGGAGCACGTCCAAGTCGTCGTGAATTCACAAGCTATGGTCAATACTACAGCAATCGTCAATCGTCACAGCGTGGATTTCGCGAACTTACTCAACGTGAACGTGATACTCACGAGTTCAGTAATTTCATTGCTCCATCTCGGGATCAAGCCGATGAGGTTCTGACATATTTGACAGAACTAATTGAGCGTAAGGGACAAGCCACTGTTGGCGATTTTCTGCATGCAATCGGCAAAGGATCCCAAGCGACATTTACTGATGAAAAGTGGGGATGGCGATCAATGGCACGTGCCCAGATCCGTCAAATCCGAGAAGGATGGCTAATGGAACTTCCGCCGACCGAGGAGGTATAATGGTAAGTGCAGAACAAGCCAGAGCAGAGTTAACTAAATTTTATAGCGCACCCAGCTGGGCTCATAAAGTAAATCACATGTCAGATAAGCAGGTATTCGCAGTTCTCATGCGATTGCAGAGTGCTCGCAAATACCGGAAGGAGCATCCAGAAGGATGATTACTGATACTCAAATATCGACGGTACCCAGCGCATATGATTTTCTTGCGGAAACATATGAGGACAAAACTGAAGAGAACCTTCTAAAGATTTGGAAGGATCGATTCGCATCATATTTTCCGGATCTTGTTTCTCAAGCACGAGAGTATCGCTTTCGTATTTATGATCCGAATAATCTTCCAAGATCATTGGTTATTCTTACCTATGATGGACGGATCCTTGAATTTAAAACGACTAAATATGGTTCAGCAGAATTGAAAACGCTCAACTAAGGAGATATATTTAAAATGGGCATCAAACAGCAAATGGTTCTTGGAATCAATCGAGCAATCCTGATTACCAAGAAGTACTCTCCAGAAATCCTAACCGCTGTTGGCATTGTAGCTGGCATCGGTGCTACTGCTACTGCAGTTAATTCGACGCTTCATTGTGATTCCATTTTGGATGCACATAAGGCGAACATGAATAAGATTGAGATGGCCAAACAGGCTGTCGAAAATGATGATACGCTTACATATCCTGTTGAAAAGCAACGTTCGGACAAGACCATTGTGTATATGAAGAGCGCAATTTCCTTTGCACGTCTATATATGCCAACAGTTATTCTGACTGGTCTGAGCATCACATGTATTCTCTCAGCTCATAATATTATGTCGAAGCGTAATGCGGCTCTTAGTGCAGCATTCGCAGCTGTCTCGAACAAGTTCATGGATTATCGTGCTCATGTTCGTGATGAGTATGGTGCTGAAAAGGATCGCGAATTTTATAATGAGATTGTGACTGAAGAAGTCAAGGATGAAAAGGGTAAGGTTGTCGAAAAGAAAAAGACTATCGACAATCATATGCCAGATTTCTCCCAGGCATTCTTCGATGAATTCTCTCCATTCTGGTGCAAAAATAATCCTGAAATGAATGTCGCTCATTTGGAAGCCGTTGCATCTCAGGCGAATGATTATCTTTATGCTCATGGATATTTGTTCCTAAGCGATATTTACGATTGGTTGGGTATCACCCAGACTCCAGCAAGCCGTGTTGTTGGATGGTTGTATGATGCTGATCATCAGGATACCTATGTTGATTTCGGAGTTATTGATGACTCCGGTCAGGCTTGGGATTCGGTAAATGATTGTGCATGGGACGGAAAGATGGGAATCAAGCTGAATTTCAATCTTGATGGATCTTCCGTTATTTACGATCACATCTGATATATTTTCAAGGGTCATGTGTTCATAAGAATGCATGACCCTTTTGTTTTTAGAAAGGTTATCATGGACAAGCACGATCTGATTATGCTTTCGATTGGAGCTTTATCTGGAGCTTCGATTGTCGGTGTTGGAGCATATTTAGTATATCGTAAGTATGTTCCGTTGAATAAACTAAGTGATTCGATCAATGAACTTGAGTCTCATAAACGTGAGCTTCTCGCGAAAATCGAAAAGATTCAGAATTCATATGATTCACTTTCGGAATCCACCAAAAAGAGTACGGCTCGAATGGATAAAGAACTCGATTTTTACGAGTCCCAGCTCGATGCCGTAAAGGAAGAACTCAAACAGAATAATCAGTTGTTCGCAGATCAAGGAAATCCTGACGCCATCAACAGAGATGAGGAATATTATGAAAAGAAATTCGAAGAAACTCAATCGACTGATGAGGATTATTCGATCGATCACGAGACTGATCGATCGTCTGAGTCTGAACGCAGACTTTATTCTGATGATGCAGAAGAGCCATCCGAGAAAGAATTTGCGATGATCAAACGATTTTTCGGTAGATATGTAATCAATGATGGCAATAAGCGATGGGATGGACCATTGACTGACGATGAACAAGCTGAGTATGATAATGCAGGTGGAGATCCTGATATCGAGAACTCCATTTTGATTAACATTAAGGAAGAACGATTCATTAATTCCATTGATGAAAAAGAACCAATGTATCAGATCAGTGAACAAGAGCATCATGACATGCCTGAATTCCTTGATACTGAAGAACTTGACTATTATGAAGTGGATGATATTCTCGCACTTGGCAGAGATATTGTTCCAAATCCATCTCATTTAATAGATCTAACGGTTCTAAATCATTTCGGAAAGAATTCAATGTCATCTGATCCAAATGTTGTATATTGTCGCAATGATGAACTGGAGACAGATTATATCGTTACAAGACATACGGGATCGTTCCAGAATGAAGTTCTTGGTATTCCAGATGAAGACAGTCGAGTAGTCCCTCGTAAGTTTAACAAGGAACTAGCCGATGATATGGAGGAGACTCGTGGAAGGAACAAGCATTAATAATTATAATAAGGATGAATCATATTTTCAATGGCTTGAAAGTCTGGTTCATTTCGATCCGGTTCTAGATTGGGCAATTCATCAACATTATTTCTATTCACCAATTCGTATGGATGAGAATAGAAATTCTGATGGATTGTACATGCGACAAACATATTTTGATTCTCATGGAATCAAGCCAAGTGATGATTCTCCAAACGCATCTGTTTTTGAAGCATTGATTGCACTAGCTTCACGTTGTGAGGAAACATGTGGATACGTTCATGATATTTCAGAATGGTATGCAATGTTTATTGGAAACATGGGACTTTCATATTTCATCGGTAAAGATATCGATGAATATGACGAAGCGATCGGAAACCATATTCGTGTGACATTGAATCATGATTATGATTACAATGGAGAACATGGTGGATTATTTCCTATGAAGAAACCTCCATGTGATCTTAGAACAATCGAACTATGGTGGCAGATGCAATACTGGATTACTGAGAATCATATTTCTGATTGAAAGGAGTAACCTTGGATCAGGTAAAGATTCGTGTTAAGCCTACGACCAAAGGCCATGAACAAATCTATGCAGATCCGAAGGTCCGAGGGTTTCATGATTTGTTGGTGAAAGGAGGCGAGTTCTATGCTGTCTATGATCCTTCAACTCATCTGTGGTCTCAGAAACGTGAAACACTCAGTAAACTGATCGACAATGATATTCAGAACTTCTATGATTCCTATGAATCTAAAGATGGTGCCGTTGTTGCGCCCATGTTCATGAATGATGGAAGCAATGGATGTTGGAATCGATATTTGGGTTTCTTAAGAAACCTCGATAATAGTCCTGGAACCCTGAATCAGAAGATGATATTTTCTGATCAGGTTCCAGAGCGTGAAGATTATGCGACACTGAAACTTGATTATTCAATCAAACCGGGTGAGTGCCCTTGTTATGAGGAACTTATGTCGACGCTCTATGCTCCAGCCGAACGACAAAAACTGGAATGGGGCATCGGAGCTATGATTGACGGTCATGATATTCAGAAGATCCAGAAGATGTTCGTAATCTATGGCGATCCAGGAACTGGTAAATCAACGATCTTAAACATTATTGAAGAACTATTTCCGGGATACATCGCATATTTCTCAGCTGAAGATCTCGGTAAAGGATATCAGTTTGCAACGGCAGCATTCCGAAATGCTCCATTGGTTGCGATTCAGCATGATGGTGATTTGTCACGTCTATGGAACAACACGATTCTCAACCAGATAGTTTCTCACGAAACAATACAGGTGAACGAGAAAGGTGTAAAGCAGTATCCTATCGAACTTCGTACCATGTTGTTCATGGCTACGAATCATCCGGTAAAAGTAACCGACTCAAAATCTGGTTTGATTCGACGATTGATTGATATTCATCCGACTGGTAAAAAAATAAAGCCAGATAAATATTTCAAAGATCTTGATGGAATCAAATTCGAGCTTGGAGCGATTGCCGATCATTGTCTGAAAATTTATCGAAACCTTGGTCGATCATATTATGATGGCTATATTCCAACCGATATGATCGCTCGAACAAATGATGTATATAATTTCATTCAGGATGAATTCGAGATATTTGATACTGATGATCCACTGAGTCTCGCAATGTTGTGGAGAACGTATAAAGCATGGGCAGATGACTTCAAAGTCAATGTAATGCTTAAACGTTCCGACTTCATGTATGAACTTCAGACATATTTTGATATGATGGAAAGACATGGCAGTAATGTCACATTCCAGGGATTCAAATATGACAAGTTCACATCGAAGAAGACAAAGACCGAAACTCCTACTAGTTGGATCCGATTGGATACCGATATTTCTGAGTTTGATAAACTTGCATCAGATTATCCAGCTCAATATGCCAGAAACGATGAATCAGGAGCTCCTAAGGAGGCATGGGACAATGTAAAAACCACATTGAAGGATATTGATACCAAGAAACTTCATTGGGTCAGGGTACCTGAGAATCATATTGTTCTCGACTTTGATGTACGAGGAGATGATGGAGAGAAGAATCTTGAAGCGAACATCAAAGCAGCTTCTGAGTTTCCCCCTACATATACTGAAGTATCAAAGTCCGGAAACGGTCTGCATCTTCATTATATTTACGATGGTGATGTATCAAGACTGAAAAATCTCTACAGTACTCATATTGAGATCAAAGTTTACAAGGGCAAATCGTCTTTGAGACGACAGTTATCCAAATGCAATGATCTCGAAGTGGCCCATATTTCCTCAGGACTTCCGTTGAAAGGAGAAAAGACCTTGATCAATCAACAGGAGATTCAGGATGAAAGACATCTTAGGAACATCATAAAGAATGCCCTTCTCAAAAAGTACCAGCCCGGAACCAAACCAAGTATTGATTTCATTGCAAAGGTACTGGATGAAGCATATGAGCAAGGCTTGGTATATGATGTTAGAGATCTCCAACCAAGGATCATGCACTTCGCCATGAGCTCGACACATTGGGCAGATTATTGCCTAACTGTGGTGACGAATATGAAATTCCAATCCGAAAAAATGCCCGAGGGGTTAAATCCATCAAATACGGATAAAATCATATTCTACGATGTCGAGGTCTTTCCGAATCTTTTCATGATCTGCTTTATGGATAGCGATTCTGATATTGTCAAATCATGGATCAATCCTCCTAGAGAATCCGTTATCACGCTTATGGAACAGAATCTTGTTGGATTTAATAACCGTAAGTATGATAATCATATTCTCTATGCTTGGGGATTCCTTAATTACAGTAATGCCCAATTGTATGATCTGTCGAAACGTATTGTATCTGGTCAAAAAGATGCATTATTTGGTCAGGCATACAATATCTCATATGCAGATATTTATGATTTCTCATCGAAGAAGCAGTCTCTTAAGAAGTGGGAAATCGAATTAGGAATCGATCATCACGAACTAGGTATGGATTGGGATTCGGATATTCCAAAAGAGCAATGGCCATTGGTAGAATCATATTGTAAGGATGATGTTCGAGCTACAAAAGCGGTCTTCAATCATCTAAGTGGTGATTTCGAAGCTCGTAAGATTCTAGCTCAACTTTCTGGTCTTACAGTAAACGATACCAACAATACGCATACCGCCAAGATTATATTTGGTGACGAACGTAATCCACAAAGCAAATTTAATTATCCAGATCTGTCTGAACTATTTCCTGGCTATACATTTGACCCATTTGCACCAAAGGACCAAAAGTCCAAGTATATGGGTGAATATCCATCAGAAGGTGGTTATGTATTTGTATATGGCATGGACAATGGCGATGTTGATCAGGATTATATGAATATTAAGCATCCATGGGAGGAACAATGAATTATCAAGTGATCGAATATGCAGTCCGTCGCTACATCGATGAGAAAGGATATTGTAATCAGAAAAGAGATTACAATCTGTTCATCAAATCGAGTGGATATATTCTCGGTAGCTATTATGCGTTTGTTGTAACGGATGAACCTAGCGATGAGCGTATTTATGAAGTAACTCATCTTCAGAGCAACCCGGCATCCACCGCAGTTACCAGCTATCTTCAAGATGATAACGAACTATTTTTCATCTAATAAATAAAAAGGAGTTAATCATGACTAACGAACTTATTCCGGTTATGCCAAAGTCGTGGGAGAATAAGAATGAAAAGAGCACGCTTCGAAATCACATTTGCGATAATTTGTATGTAGCAAATTATCAATACGAAGAGCTTCTGGAATATTTGCTTGTTAATGGTAAGGATCGTAAGGATCGAACTGGTGTTGGAACCTTCAGTGTATTCTCACAACATCTGGATTATAATCTGAATGATTACTTCCCGCTTATCACGACAAAGAAAGTATATCTGAAGGGGGTCATCGCCGAACTTCTATGGTTCCTCAATGGTGATACCAACATTAAATACCTGAACGACAATGACGTTCATATTTGGGATGAATGGGCTGATGAGAATGGTGATCTTGGACCAATCTATGGAAAGCAATGGCGTGACTGGAATGGCGATCATATTGATCAGATTCAGAATGCAATCGATCTGATCAAGAACGATCCATATTCTCGCAGGATCATTGTAAGTGCCTGGAATCCTTCTCAGATTCCTGATATGGCGCTTCCACCTTGTCATACATTGTTGCAATTCTATGTTCATGAAGAATATCCAGAACGATATTTGGATTGTCAGGTCTATCAGCGTTCAGCTGATGCGTTCCTAGGTCTTCCTTTCAATATCGCATCATATTCTTTGCTGACTATGATGGTGGCACAGCAGACGAAACTATTTCCAGGTATGCTGCATTGGGTCGGTGGTGATGTTCATATTTATGACAATCATCTCATGGCAGTAAGTACCCAATTGCACAACAAACCATATCCATTCCCAAAGATGAAAATTGATAAAGCAAAGGATATTTTCAGCTACAAGCTTGAAGACTTTCATCTGGAAAACTACAAGCATCATCCTAGGATCATGGCTCCGGTAGCTGTATGATCGAAGAGATGTTTGAAAACTTCAGTGGCGAGACATTGATCGGTATCATCATTATCGTGATATGTCTCGTCATTGCTTTATTTTTCGGAGATGACTAATGAGTAACAAAGCTTTAAAGCAATCAGTTGTCGATGTTATTTTGGCATGGTCTGTTGAAGGCAGGTGCCCTGAATATCATCGTAGCATGAAAGACAGGGTCAGAAGGAATTGGCCCTCATTAGCCAAATCACTCGATGAACTTTCGGAGGAGTATCAAAGAAATCATGACTGACAAACCAATGCTGGGCGGCATGTTCGGTAATGTCGCATTGTTGGATATTGCTTCGATGCATCCGCATTCGATCATTGCTATGGACATGTTCGGACCATATACGAAACGATACAAGGATATTCTGGATACACGTATTGCCATCAAGCACGGAGACTTTGAAACTGCAGAGAAGCTTCTTGACAACAAATTCACAGATGCCGAACTTCGTGAGAACCAGAAGATTCTGTCGACGGCGTTGAAGATTCCGATCAATTCGGTATATGGTCTGACTTCGGCGCATTTTCCGACAAGGTTCAATGATGTCGCAGCTGGTCCTGGAGATCGAAACAAGGACAATAAAGTCGCCAAGCGTGGTGCGTTATTTATGATCACGCTGAAGCATAAAGTCCAGGAGATGGGTTATACAGTAGTTCATATCAAAACCGATTCAATCAAGATCGCAGATGCTGATGATTATATCATCAACTGGGTGACTGAATTTGGACATAAGTATGGATACACATTCGAACATGAGGCAACTTATGACAAGCTTTGTATTGTCAATAAGTCCACATATATTGCTCATTCCGTATGGGGTGAACATGCTGGCGAATGGACCGCTACTGGATTGCAGTTCCAGGTTCCTTATGTATTCAAGACCTTATTTTCAGGAGAGCCAATCAGCCTATCAGATCTATCGGAGACTAAAAGTGTACAAACATCACTATATCTTGACTTCAATGAAGATCTGCCAGCAGATGAGCATAATTACTCATTCGTTGGAAAAGTTGGTGCATTTATTCCAGTCAAAAGTGGTTCCGGTGGTGGAGAACTTGTCAGAAGCGATGGTAAAGGAGGATATTCAAGTGCCACCGGAGCAAAAGGATATCGGTGGAAAGAAGCATCAATAGTACGTGATCGTAATCTCAATAATGAAATCGACATGTCATATTATGAAAAACTTGCCGATGATGCAATTGGGGCGATCAACGAACGTGGTGACTATGGATGGTTTGTTTCTGATGAACCTTATATTTCACCAAATCCTGAATCAAACAAGACAATGGAGAGACTATTCAATGGTGTTAAATAGTTTTATTGTCGGGAATGCATTGCTAATCTTCGTAATTGTTGTATTATGGCTTTGTAATTGCGAATCAACAATAAGCGATATTATTTGTTCTGTGATTTTAGCAATCTGCATATTTGTTATTGAATACGTTTGTTCACAATAGAATATTACTTTATATCGTTAGGAGTTTATTATTTCGAACGAATCAAATGGAGAGATTATTCAATGACACTAAATGATACTATTTGTTTCGTAGCCTTTATAATCGCTACGGTTTTTATTAGTTGGTTTTCCTCGCGATAAAAACATGGCTTATAATGAAAGGATAATAAAAAGGTAAGACACGAAGGCGTGTGGACGTTTCCACACCTACCGCAATTAGGTTTTCGTTGGGCCGATTGCTGAATTCTTTCATTATATTTTTGGATTCATGGAAACATGGATCCTTATTCTTTTGATTGAAAGGATAATCATGGAAAACGAATCTCGAGAAATCGATGAATACAGTGAATTCATCGATGATATTCTAGATTGCGATTGCCAGGCACCTGTGAATTTTATTTCGAATTATTTATTCGAGAATTCCGATGGTGAAAAAGCATATGGAGCGATCCTTATGTGTACTGGCTGTCAAAAACTTGTCCGAATTTCCGGACCGATTAACAAGATCGATGATATCACACTTCATGCTTATAATCGTATGGAAATTAAGGAAACAAAATGAAATTTGAAGTAAACATTCCAGTTCGTAAAAATCTGTTTAAGCAAAAGGAGAATAAAATGGAAAACAATGAAACCATCAATGCAAATGAAATGGTTAAGAACGGAAAGACTGCTGTTCATGAGTATATTTCGGATCATCCGGAAGTAATCCTTTTGGGTGCGGCTGCCGTGTTCTATATTGGTTACCAAACCGGTAAGAGCCATCAGCTGAACGAACTGCTTCGTGCCAGTATGGGTGTACAATGATCGATCGTATTCTATTCTTAATAGTAATAGTAATGATAATCATTGTATTCAACGAGATTCTATTCTAATAAATCAATTATATTCCCGAAAGGAAAAACAAAAATGGCAAACACTGAAATCGAAGAGCTCGTCAAGTTCGATCCGGATCGTAGCGGAGTTGCGATCAAGAACGTTCCGCTTCTTTGGAAGAATTTCTCAGGAGCAAAGGGTGTTTACAACAATGAAGGCAATCGTAATTTCAACATCGAATTGACTCCGGAGATTGCAAAGCAGCTTAAGGAATATGGCTTCAACATCAAGGAACGTGTTCCTAATGATCCGGAGCTTCCGACCCGTCTTACGATGAAGGTCAATGTCCGTTATCATGACGATAACCCCGAACTCGATCCGAAGATCTATATCCACGGATCCCACGGACGTCGTCTTCTTACTTCGGAGAATGTCGCGATCCTGGATTCTCCAAGGGAGTTCAGCATCGGTGATATTTCGTTTAATGCCTATCACAACAAGGATCGTGAGGGAAATCCGACCGTCACCGCATATTTGAGGATTCTTCATGTGGAGATGGATGAAGATCCGTTCGAGGATGCTTATCAGGACGAACCTGATTCGTTCGGTAACACGATGACCTTCGCTGCTGTGAAGTCCATCGAAGACTGATATTTAAACAAAGGGCTCTGTGAGTATCGAAAGATCTCCAGAGCCCTTTATACATGGCTTTATATTTTTAGGAGTTTATCATGTCAAACGAATTCGATCTGTTCATATATGAAACTGATGAATATTTTCCGACAATCAAATCATTGATGAACAAATATGGCCCAGGACATCAGGCAATACGTAATGCCCTTATGTTTCGAACCAATACCTGGCATGGATGGCATCTTATACCATATGAGAAATCACGCAGAGATCGTTACACACGATATTTCCCAACCAAATGGAGTTCGGAACCTGATAAGAAAGACTGGCGTACATTTCTCAATGATTATCGAAATGGAGTTCATGATGAAGCTTTCAAGGATAAATATGCGATAACGACCAATGAACAACTCGTGACAATGTATCATATGGCTCGAGAAGAAGAGAAGTTCTTCAATGCCAATGAAGCCAGAGATCTATATCTTACATTGCCGCGTCCTAGTTTCAGCGCAATCGGACGAATAATCGGTCTTAACTCCAGAACAGTTGCCAGTTATATTCGTAATTTCGAAAAAATAGAACTCGATAATAAATTGATGCATGGAATAATGTGAAAGGAATCATCATGCAATTCGATCCAACGAAACTAACTCTCAAAGATCTTGATCAAAACTATATTCGTAATAAAATCGAACAGGATCATGATACCAAATGTCCGACAGATAATCCGATTATATTTGTCGATTGGGATCGCTCAATCAGTAATAAAGGACAGCTGGTTTTTCTGCATCACGATTGGCGAGATCCGGATTATTGGACACTCAGTTTATATTGTGAGTGTCAATCGTGTGGTGCCTCGGGCTTTACATCGGTAATTGTCGATGATAAATTCTCAAAGAGTGGAAAGATCTGATTATGACAAAGTATCAAATGCCTGATATTTATGATAGCAGCAAACGAGATGAGTTCAAGATTGGCTATGATTATGGAAAGCTCGATGCTTATCATGATATTATGGACTTTTTCTTCAAACATGTGAATGCATGGGAGGCGGACTATTTCGATAAGCTATATTCAAAGTTCGAGGGATTCCAAAAACCGATTTGTCTTCGTCAATCTGATTTCTTCAAGATGGCTATAGATTCCACTATCGAGATCCGTGAGATCATGCAGAAGGAGCTGGATAAGCGTTATAAGAATACCCGTAAAGATCTTGATCAATATATTGACTTCAAAGGAGAGAACAATGAATGATTTTAGCAAATCCGATCTTAGCAGAATACCGTTTAAAGCTGAATTAGGACCCGATCAATTCGAGATCCGAATCGCTTCACCAAATGGTGATGATATCATTGCTTATGGTAAGAAAGATGATTTTATTATACAGCAACGCTACAATGATAATGGTAGTATTCAGATTGTGGTGGTCGGAATACAAGGTTATCGCAGCGAGACGGTTCCAGGTGTTATGGAATATACGTCTGAGGATACCGATCCATTCGGTCATTTTCGAAGATTAGACGGACTGTATTAGGAGTTACTAATGGTAAAGTTAATGCCGGAACAACGTGAGGCGGTGATGCGCCTTCGTTCTGGAAAGATATTGGCCGGAGGCGTCGGTTCAGGTAAATCGCTGACATCTTTGGCATATTATCTATCACGTGAATGCCGAAGCAAATCTGTCGAAAACAAGGACGGAGTATCCTATATTCCAGAGAAGGGATCTCCGGATCTCTATATCATCACGACTGCAAAGAAGCGTGATAATCTCGAATGGGAATCAGATATGCTAAAATACCACCTGAAATCCGGTGAGAACCGGAAAATGGGCGGTATCAACATCACGATCCAGTCGTGGAACAATATAGGCCATTTCGTCGACGTACGAGGCGCGTTCTTCATATTCGACGAACAGCGTCTTGTGGGAAGCGGAGAATGGGTCAAATCGTTCTATAAGATCGCGGCGCATAATCATTGGATATTGCTATCCGCAACGCCTGGAGATACCTGGAGTGATTATATTCCTGTCTTCGTAGCCAATGGGTTCTATAAGAACAAAACACAGTTCATGAATCGACACGCGGTATATTCTCGCTATGCGAAGTTTCCGAAAGTCGATAAATGGATTGAGGAAAACCATCTGAAACGTCTTAGGAAAATGATCCTGGTTCCTATGGAGATCGAACGTGATACCCATAGGAATGTATATCAGATCATCTGTGACTATGACAAAAAGCTGTATAAATCGACTCTGAAGGGCGTTATACAGCCGGATGGGAGCATATTCAGGCTGAATCCTTATACAGATGAGCCTATTCAGAACATATCTGAGCTTATGATCGCATTACGTAAGATCGTTAATACGGATCCTGAACGCATCAAAGAGTGTGTGAAGATCTGCATTGAGCGGAAACGTACGATCATATTCTACAATCTTGATGCCGAATTGGAGGAACTCAGGAGGCTTCATGAGCTCACCGGGATTCGGGTGGCCGAGTGGAACGGACATCGACATGAGGATATTCCGGATAGCGATGAATGGATCTATCTGGTGCAATACACGGCTGGATGTGAAGGCTGGAACTGCATCACGACGGATACCATCATATTCTACAGTCTGAATTACTCATATAAGGTGATGGAACAGGCTTCTGGACGCATTGATAGGATGAATACGAAGTACAAGGAGTTGAATTACTATCTGCTCCGGAGCTTTGCACCTATCGATGTGGCCATACTTAGGGCTCTTAAGCTCAAAAAGAAGTTCCAACCAATCAGATTCCTTAAGAAATCGGTCGGAGACAGCTTCGGAAAGGCTGCATAATGAAGTTTCAGGTGGATTATGATGAGGTCGCGGGTGCATATCGCATGGCTAGGACTCTTTTGGGGTGTCGATGCCCATTAAATACGGTGTGCGCTATAACGATTCCGGATATTTATCCTGAAGATTTCAACCCAAAAGACCCGAATGACTTCGAAAATCTGGTCGGAATGTATGGAAATGACGGTTTTGAGATGCGTGCATACTGTATTGGGTGCCATAAACGTACGAAATTCGTATGCGGAATCGAGGAATTACCGTATATTTCAGGTATTGCTATCGATTGTGTACGTGATTTTGTAAGTAAAAACCACTGTTTTCATTGGAATCAACTGGATATTTCGCCAAGATTACTGCCTTGGGGGATGTCTAGATCCGAAATTTCGAGCATGAATGACGTATATTTGACACATAAAGTGTACTGTCACAAGTGCAGAAAGGTGTTTGATGTGCCTATTCCGACTGATTTTTCAGTAGATTTGGAGCCATTTATGACACTAAATGCATGGTGATTTGGTCAATTTCATTTGTGCACGTGCACAAATGAAGGGCTTTGAAAAACTGGTGTGCACAGATGAGCATTTTTCGAACCTTGAAAAAATGATGAAAAATACGAGTTTTTTCATCGAGTTAGGGGGTATTCGAAAAATGCTCATCTGTGCATTTTTCGCATTTTTTTCTTTTTGACCTATTTTTAAAGGATGGTTTTATGAGTCTCGAAGGTGCTGAAAACGTTGAAATTTCAACGTTTTTGGACTTTTAGGCCTATTTTTCGATGATGGTTTCTTTTTCCTATATACATAATACCTTTTACTATTAGAATAAAAT